GTCCAAAGAGCTGGTGGAACTGACCGACCTCGAGGCCGTCCGTAAGGTAGCCGCCGTTCTGGGCGATGTTGTTCGCGACGACCGCGCGGATCCGCTTCCGGCTCCCCGTCTCGACGTCCGTGAGTTTCGACCCCTTGGTCGCGGTCGCGGGGTACGTGAAGACAGCCCCGGACTTCCCTTTGGCGCGAAAGCCCCCGTCCTTCTGGGTGCCGCCGTAGAGTCCGGGTAGGAAGCCCGCGCCGTTGAAGGCGCGATCCTTCTGGACGGGGGCACCGATCTTCTCGATCTCGACGACCCAGTCCTTGTCCTTCCGGTAGCCGTAGCACATGAACTTCTTTTGGTTGACGACGATGTCGGAGCGCTCGCCTCGCGTCCACGAGCCGTTCTCGTGGTCGGCGATGCCGCGGGCCGCCCACACCTTGTCCTTCCCCCCGTGGTCGAGGAAAACCCAGTTATCCGGCTCGAGGAAGCCGTTCGAGAACGCCGTACCGTCGAAGCCGTACGCCGCGAGCGGGATGTTCGTCTTCTTGTCGATCGACGCGATCGCGACGCCGCGTGCCCCGTGGTAGCTCCTGCCAAGCTTGGCCAGCCGGTCGTTCGTGGTCGGCTGCCCGGAGCAGTCCCAGAACGGAAGGTTGAGAAGGGCCAGCCCCCCGACGAAGGGATCGACCAGCCCGCCGCCAGGGGCTTGGACTCTGCTCATGTGCCCTCGACCTGCTTGGCCGCCGTGCGAGCCGGCCCGTCCTTGTCCAACAGCTTCGTCGTCTGAGCACGACCGGCCGGACCAGCCCACATCGGCGAATGCGTCGCGACGTACGTGAAGGCGGTGCCTCCCTCCGGAGCCTTGGCCGGCCAGACGTACTGCACGGAGTTCACGCCGCGCTCGAGGACACACGGCTCGAAGCCGTCGAGCTGGTTGACATGGCCGTCGAGGACGTCGGGGCCCTCGAGGATCGGCGCCGCCTTCTTTCGTGCCTGGTCGATGCAGTCCTGGAGGTTCATGGGCTCGCCGTTGCCGCTGATGTACATCACTAGATCAGGGTCGCGGATCGGCTGCGCCTTGACCGCCGTGGGACGGTTCGCGCCCGCCCGTTCATAGGAGGCGCGGCCGTCCTTGCTGAAGATGATCGACGTGAAGTCGGAGGTTGCGTTGTCGTACACGGGGTGACCGAACGTGACGTGGACCGCACCGCCACCGAGGACCGTGAGCTGATCTCGATCGTAGACGACAGGCAGGTCGACGGTGCAGCAGACGTCCTTCGTGAAAGTCAGGATGCCGGTCGACGTCTCCAGGCTGTATGCCGTCGAGGGGATCACCCCGTAAGGCAGCTGCCCGACCCCCTTCAGTCCACCGGTCACGGCCAGACGGATAAGGTCCTCGCCCCTCTGGGCCTCCAGGCGCTTGATCATCTCCTCGGAGTGCAGCTTGAAGCGTTCAGCCACCTCGAGCTGGATCTTCAGCCCGACCTCCAAGGCCTCCCTGGAGTGTCGGATCTTGGTGGCCCTGGCGAGAAGGTCTCGGCTGATCTTCCGATGATGCGCACCCTGACCGAGCGGATCGCCGACCACGCCCAGGAACGAGGTGGACAGGCGGGACATCAGGCCGGACTCGACGAACTCGGCCACGGCCGCCAGCCGGTCGGCTTGCAGGTTGTCCTCGTTCAGCAGCCTGATCCTGGACCGGATGAGGTTGATCGAGAGGTTGTGGTCGTTCAGGCAGATCCGCCAGCCGTTGATCACCCCGTCGTAGGCCTTCACGATCTGCGCGACGTCGGTAAAGATCGCCTCGCCCAGCATCGTGCCGCGGACTACAGGAGGCGCGAGGACGATCTTCCCCTGGTCGCCCTTGATCCTGCGCGCGCCCGGGACTGCCTCGCCGACTTGAGACTCCAAGAGCGGGACGTTTCCGAGCGGCAGGAATGAGTGCGTCCGGACGCCCGCTTCGGTGAAGTACGGGGCCCCATTGCTATTCGTGGGGGCGTTGTCGAAGAGACCGATGGGCGCGTACATCCGGTAGGCCTGCTCTCGCATGATCTGGCGGCGGCCGAAGTGGAGCTCGTCCTCCTGGCGGCCGACCTTGAAACCACGAATTCCGCGACCGGTCCGGATGATCGTCTCGAGCACGTTGTCCGGCAGGTCCTCCTGGATCGGCGCCGGCGGCACGTCGTGGAAGTACTTTCCCGGAGTCTTGGCGGCCTGCCGGTTGACCCTGAAGATGTCATAGCCGTCCCACACTTTGGCGATGTCGTCCAGCATGTAGTACCGGCCGTCGAGGTCCCTGAACACCGCGACGTACCCGAGGGTTTCCTGCCGGATCAGGCGGCCTCCGATGACTTGCACGCACCCCGGTGAGTCGATGCGATTCACGGCCTTCTTCTCGTACGCAATGTGGTCGGCCTTCTTCTTCTTGTTGATCGTTGGCGCGACCTCGCCGGGCTCGAGGAAGTTCTCGTCGTTCCGCCGGCAGACGAGGTACGTCCCGTTCGGCTGCAACTTCGCGACGAGGCCGTAGTTGTCGAGGACTCCCTGGAGGACCGTGGCGGCGTTCGATCCGATGTGGTCGATCTCCTCGGGCTCCGGGAGACTCTTGGGCAGGCTCGGAGGCATGAAGGTCACCGACGGGCCCCCGGGCAGCTGCGAGAAGAGGTACTGGATCACGTCCTTGAACGGCCAGGGCTCGCCCTCGAATTCTTCCCGCGTGCCGGTCGAGCCGCGCCCCAGGATCCGCCCCGGCTTCTTGACCGTCTTCGGGTCGTAATTCCCGTTCTCGAGACGGCAGTTGATGCGACCGATGATGAAGCCGTACCGACCGTAGAACTGCCGGATGTCGCAGAGGTCGATCCGGATCTCGCCTTCCTTGTGCTCGAGGACCTTGGCGAGGTTCTCCGACACCTCCTCGGCGTTCAGGACGAAGATCTCGTCGTATATGACCGTCCGAGTCGTCCCATCGTCCCACTTGGTCACCAGGATGAGCTGGCCGGAGATACCAAGTCCTGAGGTCGGGGTCTTGACCGGCTTGTGCTCCGCGCGCGAGCCGGGGCGCTTCCCGAACAGCTCCCACCAGTCGGAGATAACGAGTCCCCCCGGGATGTCGGCGCCGCCGTCGTCACCCGTCCAAGGAACGAGGGGTGAACGGAGCGCCAGGTTCTTCACGACCGAGTAGTCGATCACGACGGACCCGATCTCAGGCGACAGGCCGTCCGAGCGCTTCCAGACCACGCTCTTGACGGGGTATCCCTGGTAGGTCGCCGAGTTGATCGCCTTGCTCATCTGTTGGCCATGGCTCCGTCAGCCGGCGGCTTCTCCTCGGTCTTTGTCCCGACGTGGTCGGAGTGGTTGGGGGCCGGCAGGTTCTTTCCGGTGTTGATGTAGATCTCGCAGAACTTGAGACCCACGATCCCGAGTCGCGCGTCTTCCTCGCTCATCACGAGCGGGAACTGCCCTTTAGGCTCCAGGCCCTCCTGCCGCGTGATGTCCTTGGTTTCCTTCCAGTGCGGCGCGGGCGCCGTGATGTTCTCCGTCTTCAGCCCGCGCTTGATGCCGTCGACGCGGATGATCTGAGCGTCCCGTCGCGCAAGGTGCAGGATGGGCTTCACTCGCTCGCCGGCCTGCGGGCTGATCTCCCACCAGTCCTTGCCGCCGACGATCAGGAAGTCCTCGGTGACGGCGCTGCGGTGAGTCGGTTCCCACGACCAGGTGGCCGCGAACGTGGGATCGGGATCGAAGCTGATCTGCTCCACCTGACGGACCGCGCCCTTGGGCTTGAACCGCATCACGCCCGCGCGGGCCTTCGAGATCGTTGAAGCCTTCCCGACGGCGCGCCAGATCTTCAACGTGACCTTGCCGCTCTCGTCCGTGGTCGTGGTCAGCTCGGTCCGGAGGTCGTGCAGGCCCGCGAAGTTCCCGCCGGCGAGCCGGACGAAGATGTCCATCCGGTAGACCCAGCGTGCGCCGGCGTTCCCGTCAGCCTCCTCGGTCTCGAAGTTCAGGATGGTGGGGCCGGCCACCGACGAGGACGGCGTCCACACGAACTTCTCGACGCCGTCGAGCTTGAATCTGAACGTGGCCGGCTGGAGCTGCAGCCGCGCGAGCTCCTGCATGACCTTCAGTTCGTCGGCCACCGCGCTCGGGGGGGACTTCACGACCTGGGCGCGGAGCTCGAGGTAGACGTCGGTATACTCCACGACGCCGGCGGCCGTGACTTGCCGGTTCATCCGGATGTTGAACATGTGGTTGGACTCGAGCGTCTTCGTGCCGCTCGACTGCTCGATCTCGATGGTCCAGCGAGCTGCCATCAGTTCCCCAGGAGGTTGGAGGCCTCGAACTGGTCTTCACGACGTCGGAGATCCTGCGCCCCTACGATCACGCGCCGGACGTCCTCGTCGAATTTGTGCTTGAGATCCAGTAGGGCGCCCGCGAGCCTTACTTCAGAGGCGGAGAGGAGGTCACGGATCTCCTTCCGGCTTTCGGCGATCGCCTTCCGGACTTCCTCGATCTGCTTGTCCTTGTCGGCCATCGACTTCACGAGCTCGGACAGGGTCGAGGTTATGAATCCCCCCACCGCTCCCGGGAGCCCGCCGAAGGCGCCGCCAGACACTGTCGAAAGCGTGATCCTCGAGAAGGCCCCGAGTGCACCCTCGTCGTCAGACGCGGGCATGACGAGCGAACTACCGAAGCCGGCCGCGATGCCAGCGCCAAAACCTCTGAGGAGGCGCCTCGAGGACGTGACGGCGCCGCGCCTGGCCCCGCGGATCATTCCAGACTCGGTGAAGAAGCCGTCCGCCGTTTGCTGCCGGTTCTCGCGCACCGACTGCGCCAGGGAGTCCCGCCGACGCATGCGTTCCTCGGCCGCGCGAACCGCCGACCCGATCTCCTCGGCCTCGAAGCGGATCCGGTTCTTCTCGCGGATCATCGCCAGCTCGCGGGCCGCCTCCCGATCGCGGGAGATCTCCTTCGCCACCTCGCGCGCGAACCTGGTCTGCCGGTCCCCCGCGTAGTCCGACACGGACTGGCCGGGGCCCCAGGTCAGCTGGCCGGACCGGCTGATGGGCGAGCTCGGTGTGGACGCCAAGGCGGCGCCGCCGTCGAGCTTGACCGTCAGCTGGCTTTTGACTTCACCCGCCATGGGTTACTCCGCCGTTCAGGGGACCGTCTGGGTCTCGGGGGTGAGTCCGACCACCGGCGCTGCCGGCACCTCTTCGGACTCTTTATTGGGCGGTTCGCTCGCCGGTGGTTCCGTGGTTTTCGGCGGCGCCGGTGGATCGGTTTCTTTGGATTGCGGCGACCTCAGGGCCCGCTCGGCCGCCTCGTACGCGAACTTCGTGAGCACGTTCACGTACATGCCGAACTCGCGATCGATGTCCGCGGGCTCGAACATGAGGGCGATGCCGCGCGCCGCCATGAGCTGCTCGTCCAGCGCGAGCTTCCATTCGTCCCTCAGGTCCTTCACTCGCTGGAGGGCACCGCGGTAGTCCGCCTGACCGGACTCGAAGCAGTCGTTCGCGCGCTTGAAGACCTGGCTGATCTCCTCGGCCACGTGGAGATCCCCGACGAGCCGGGTGATCTCCTCGGGATCCATCGGGATGAGGCGGAAGACCTTCGGGCCGTCGTCCGTGAGGTCGACCGTGACCTCCCGGTCCTTCGTCCACCGCCACGCGGGTCTCTTTTCCATTTGTCCCCCTGATTCCTTGGTTTCCTACACCGCCGCGTACGCGAAGTCGGGCGCGAGCGTGTCCGGGATCGTCTGACTCGGGTTCGTCGCCACGTTGAGCGACGCGCGCCAAACCTTCGCGATCTTGGTCGACATCACGCCCGCCTCGTCGTTCGTGATCGTCTTCGTCCACACGTCTCCCTCGCGCGGGACCTTCTGGTCGAACTTGATGTCGTTGTCCTCGTTTCCGACCGACCCGAGCGCCGAGTGGGCGGCCGCGCGGTCAAACGTGAACGTGAAGTCGGAGACAGGCCCCGGGATGTTCACGACCTCCGAGCCGGAGATCGACTTGATGGGCTTGGAGCCGATGAAGTTCTCGGCCAGCGAGAGGTTCGCGCCGCGGAAGAGCTCGACCGTGAAGATGCCGTTCACGGTGTCGGACACCGTCACGCGCTTGATGCGCATGTAGATGATGCCGTGGTCGGAGTCGTTGCCGCTCGGGTTGGTCCACGCGAAGCCGGAGATGATGTTGCCGCCGTCCCCGCTCTCGACGAACGGACCGTACCGAAGCTGGAGCGTCACCCCCAGCGGACCGTCCTCGTAGTCCACGCCCGCGGCGGCCTCGCCCGTGACGAGGACGGTGTTGTCCCCCTCGATCGTCTCTTCGCCCGTCGGCAGCTTGTTGGTGAGGCGATTCTCGATGGAGAACACGGTGCGGCCGATCTCCTCGTTTGTGCAGTGGAGGACGAGGATGCCGTTCAGCGCGTGCGAGCGGCCGCCTCCGACCGTCTGCTCGGTGAGGACGCCACGATTGCCCGACGGCTGGGCCGTCAAGGCGCCGAGAACGACGCCGTTCGTCCGGATGCTCTCGCTGGCGGCCACCATGAACCGCTCGAGGTTCCCCAGGACCCCGCCCCGGCGGGTGACCGTCGTCTGGCCAGTCAGGCCGCGGAGGGCATCGTCGTACTCGTAGACGATGGCCCGCTCCTGGGAGATCGTCCCCTCGTCGAGGTCCATCCTCTTCCCGAGAAACGGGATGACGATGCCGTCGAGGGCCGACTCCTTCCAGCGGTTGTGGGTCGCTTCGTAGTCCGCCTCGTGCCCCTCTTCCAGAAAGGCCTTGGAGGCCGTCTCAGCCGCGTCCGGATCCTGGGACGCATTCGAGAAGATGTTGTTCAGGACCGACTTGAAGAACGGGTTGCCTGAGCCGGGCCAGCTGGCGTTGATTCGCCGGCAGTACTCCCACATCCGCCGCGCGCCCTCCCCAATCGAGAGCATGTTGCCCAGGATCAGGAAGTCCCCGGTGTCCGAGTAGTCGGGTGCCATGGTCGTTTCCCCTTACGTGATCGAGATCGTCGCCAGCTCGCCGGCGTCCAAGTGCGCCCGGCCGTCGGCGACGATCTCGCGCATGTCCTTGCCGTCGTGTCCCAGCTCTTCGAACTCGAAGTCGAGGTTGTTGAAGGTGACGGTCAGCGTCTTGGCCGGCGACTGCGCGAAGGCCGTGAACCGGAACTGCCGCATGGTCCCCGCGCGCGCGTCGGTGATGAGCGCCCACGTCTCGTCCGAGACCTCGGCGCGCACATGGACACGGACGTCCGTGGGTCCGGCCTTGACGACCGAGTAAAGGAGGTCCGCGTAGTCCCACTCGTGGGCCGCCGGCCGCTGGTTGAGCGTGATCTCGAGCTCGCGGATCCGGAGCGACACGTTAAGCCCTGCCGGATCGCGGACGAACGCCGCGGCGTTCACGGTCACCGGATTCCGCTCCGGCGACCAGCTGGCTGGGAATGTCAGGCCGCCGCTGCCCTTCGCGTCCGGCAGGATCCTGCGCCCCATGTAGGTCGCGATCGCGACCAGATACCCGCGTGGGAACTCCGCGCGCAGGACCAGCCGGGGCACCCAAGCGTCCTGGATCCGGACGACCTGGCCCACGTTACCGGCGGCAGCCCATTCGACCCACGCGAGCGTCAGCCACTCGTTGATCTGTGATGCCAGCGTGTACGCGCTGCCGACCTTCGGCCCCCAGTTGGACCGCAGGAGGAGGTCGAGCGCGTCCGGAGTCACGGCGGACACGATGCGCCCCAAGGGCCTGTCGCCGATGTTCGTCCGCTCCTCTGGCGCGGGCCCGACCGTCTCCGCCATCCAGGTGTCGTCCGTCTTCTTGGGCGACACGGGCATCTCCGTCGAATGCGTCCAGAAGACCGGACTCGAGGCGAACGCAGTCTGGGGCGTGCCGAGGGCAGCCTGCACGGCCGCCAGGAGGGCCACCTGCCGGCCGGTTCGGAGGTTCGTGGCGGTGACCATTAGATCCCGCCCTCGGTATCAGGCCGGCGGTTGATGCGCAGCATGAACGGCAGCACTAGATTTGGGTCGGCCTCCACGCCCCCCGACGAAGGCACGGTGCCGTCGCCCTGGTCCCAGTACTCGATCCAGCCGTAGTAGGTCCCATCGGGCCAGTGGCTCTCGTACTGCGTGATCAGGAATGCGAGCTCGCCTTCCGAGAGATCGAACGCCTGCCAGGTGAAGGGAATGCCTAACGAGGCCTGCCCCAGCGGATCCCAGTTCGTCGGCGGCGTCGTGGCGCTGTAGCTGTAGATGGACGGCCACGCGTTGGAGTACCAGTACCACCACGGCTGGCTGTCCTGATACAGGATCCCGCCGGACACTTGGAAGCGAGTACCTGAAGGGTCCTGATAGGCGACCCCGAGCCGCGACGCGTTGTCCGGATACGGCGGGATGACCTTGCGAATCATCGCGAACGCGATCGGGTCGCGTAGCTTGCGTTTCACCGTCAGCCGCATCGTGGGCTGGTAGACCTGCGGTCCGGACGTCACCGCCACACCGATCAGGTTCACCGGCAGGTTGCGGTTCGACTCGTCCTGGAAGGCCGGCAGCCGGAAGAGGAGCATCTGCTCCGTGCGCTGCGTGATCTCCTTGGTTTCGAGCGAGGTGACCATTACGCGTACCTCCTCGCTTCGATCGAGAGGCCGAGGACAGCCTCGTAGACCATCTGGCCGGCGGTGCGCGCGCGATCGCGGATCTGGCGGGGATAGGGCCCCTCCATGCTCACGCTCGTGGGCGTGAAGAGTGAGACCCCGAAGACCGCCGGGTTGTCGGCCAGGGCGTCCACGACGGCCCGCGCCTTTATGCGGGCTTCCTTCTGCCAGTCCGCGTTGTTCGTCCGGATCGACCAGTAGCGGATCGCGATCTGGTAGACGTCGTAGCCCTCACCGACGCCCTTGCCCTCGAACGGCGCCGTGGGGACGTTGAAGATGACCCAGAGGTCCATCGAGGCCGCGAGGTAGTTGTTCACCTTCAGCCACTCGACGTCGTCCTCGAGCGTGTGATCGCGCTTGAGGACCGTGCCGATCGAGCCGATCGCGCTGACAACGCCGTGGACGGCGTCGATCGCGGTCTCGAGGCTGGGGACGGCTGCGACCACCTAGATCTCCTTCGTGGCGAACGAATTCGCCAACTCCGTCCGGTAGAGGATCGAGCAGGACACGACTCCCGTCTGGGGGGCGTCCGGATCCTCGATCTCATGCTTCATCGAGCCCGAGATCCACGAGCGGCGCGCGAGGAAGACGCCGCCGCCGGCATCCCACCGCTCGTTCGACATGACCAGGTCCTGGACGTCCGCCATGAGGTCGCTGAGCGCCTCGTCCGTGGCGTCCGGCGTCACGGCGCAGATGAGCTCGAGGATCATCTCCACTTCCTGCGCGTCGCGGATGAGCGGGTCCTTCTTGGAGTCGATGTGCCGGATCTGGACGCCTGGCACCTCGCTTGGCTTGAACTCCATGACCGGCTTTTCCTGGCTCGCACGGGTGACCGTCACGACTGTGACCTCGTCTCCGGCCCCGACGGCGATCGCCGAGAGCTCGGCATCGAGCAGGTCGAGGATCCGTTCCTCGATCGAGGTGGCCATCAGGCGACCCTCCCGCCGAACTGCGCGGCGATCCGGGCGACGCCCGTGCGGATCTCGTCGATGAGCCTGGCGTACTCCTCGGCCGTGACGCGGGCGAACTGGAACCGACCGCTCGCCTCGTGGATGCCCAGGTAGAAGGCATCGCCGCCGCCGGCCTTCGAGCTGAGGGTGAAGACGCCGCGGAACTTGCTGGCGGTGGTGCCCGGCGAGGTGACCGTCATGCGAACGCTCTTCTGGCTCTTCCCCGTCTTCCTCCGGAGGCCCGCGGAGAGCGGCAGCTTGATCCACCGCGCGCCGCCGCTCTTTCCCTTCTGATGCGTGGGGTAGTTCGCGGACAGGCGCTCGCGGATGACGCGGTCCCTGAGTACCGGCGAGGCGCGGCGCAGAACGCCGTTGATGAAGAGTCCGACCTGCTCGGCGAACCGACGCTCGACGGCGGCAGGATCCCAGTCGCGGCGGCGGCCGATCCCGTACGAACCCGCGAGGTCCGGACGGACCGGTCCGGTGGGGAATCGGAACTTCCGATCCAGGAGTCTGCTGAACGCCGCGTCGGCCATGCCTGGTCTCCCTGGTCCGCCCTTGGATCGGCTACTTCGAGGACTTGGACTTCTTGGCCGCCTCTTCCGCAGCGGCCGCCGCTTCCTTCGCCAGGGCTTCGGCCTCCTCGACGTCCTTCAGGGCGTCGTCAGCGCGCTTGCGCGCGGCGTCGGCGACCTCCTGGGCCTTCTCCGCCTCGACCAGGAACCCGGCGGCTGCGTACCTGGCCGCGGCAACGCTCTTGTCTCCCAGCGCGCACTTCGCGCCCGGCTTCCGGAGGTCGTTGAACTCGCGCCGGACTTTCTCGAACTCCGCGCGCGCGAGATCGACCTTCGACGTGGACGCGGTCTTCGACTTGGGGCTGGCCACGGGCGTCTCCTTCAGATGCGTCTTCCGACTTCGTCGCCGACCTCTACTGGACCGCGCCCTGGGCGAGCTCGCGGGCCGCGTCCGCCTGCTTGCGGGCGGCGACGGCCTTCTCCTCGGCCTCCTCGGCGTCGACGAGACGCTGGGCGGCGGTGAGGTTCGCGCGGGCGCGCCGACGGCGCTTGGCGTCCCCCTCCGTCTCGGCCGCGACCATCTCGCGCTCGGCCGCGCCCTGGGCGTCGCGAGCCAGCTCGAGCTTGGACTTCACGATCTCCAGCTTGGTTGGCTTCCGGGTTCCGGTGTTCTTCCTGGCCACGCGGGCCTCCTTCCTAGTTGGTCCTGATCTCAATCCGCCCTCCGGACTCCCTCGGGAGCCCGGGGGGCGGCCCCCGCCTCAGGGAGGGGACGGGGACCGCCGGTGCGTCGGGTTAGGACGCGCGAGTCGTCAGGACTAGGCCTTGACGTCCATCAGGTGGCCGAAGTTCTTGTCGAGCAGGAGCTCGTCCACGTGATGGCGGAACCGGAAGACCTCCGAACGGCTCTGGTTCTCCGGGTACGACTCGGCCATGACCTCGTTCGGGCTGTCCGGCACCCACAGCATCGTCCGGCCGAGGCAGGGGGTGTTCATCGGCGAGCCCTTGTCGGCGATGACGGCCAGCATGGCGTACGTGTCGCCCCAGATGTCGGCGACGACCGCGGCCTGGCCCTCGATCGCGCTGTTGCGGACGGCGCCGCCGATGATGATCCGCTGCAGGCCGAGGATGCCCGGGAGGGCGGCCTTCAGGAGATCGAGCGTGATGATCGGCGTGGCGGGCAGCTGCGCGCGGATGCCCGTGTTCTTGAGAAGCCCCGGCACGAGACCGGCGCCGATGATGAGCGCGCCGGCCTTGCGACCGCAGTTCTTGCGAACCACTTCCGTCTTGTCGACGATCTGGCCGATGATGTCGGTCCCGACCGTCGTCCACGGGTTGGCGGAGAAGTCCGTGAAGTACGCGGCGCCCGTGAAGAGCGCCGTGTCCTGGACCGCCGCCGCGACGCGCTTCTCGTGGCGCCGCATGAGGATCTCGGCCCCGACCTTGGTCGCGACGTCGTCGGCGTCGAAGTCGTTCATGTAGAGCGACTTCTCGGACGCGTCGATCGGGACCTCGATGCCGTGCTCCTTGCAGGCGAAGGATTTGTCCTTGGCCCCGAAGTCCGCGCGGTTGTAGGTCGAGCCCTTCGCGCGCGCCGTCTCGACGTCCTGCAGCAGCGTCTCCCGCGTGATCGCGGAGAAGTCGCCGGACTTGTGCTTGACGCGCGCGGTCGGGAACACCTCGAGTCCGACGAACTCCGAGGCGTCCGCCACGTGCTCCATGAAGGCGACGCCGAGCTCTTCGCGCGGCGCGCCATAGGTCGCGTAGTTCACGGCCATTGCTATTTTCCTTTTCGAGTTTTCCTATCTCGGTCCGTCTCTCCCCAGGTCACTTCCGGAGCACCACCTACAGGGTGATGGCCGACGTGTTCATGACGGCGACTTCGATGATGTCGTTGTCCGCCGTCGACGCCTCGACCGCCATGCCTTCCAGGCAGTTGGTGTTCGTGACGTTGACCTTGCCGGCGGCGCCGCCGTAGACGAGCGCGCCCTTGGCGATGGCGACCGCGGCCTTCATCTTCACGGTGCCGCCGCGGTTGAGGAGGTACGCGGACAGGGGCTGCCCGACGGTGACGTTGTCGAGCGCGATGCCGATGCCCTTGCCGCCGGCGCCGGCGCCCGCCTGGGCCCAGTCGCCGTTCGCGTCGATCTTGACCCGCTCGTACCGGCCGATGGTGCCGGCCGCCTTCAGGGTCTTCGTGGGTCCTTCGTTGTACACGGCCATGACCTCATCTCCTTCGGTTGGTGGTTGTTTGAAACCGGTCCGTTACGACACGCCCGCGGCGCGCTTGCGGGCTTCGTGCTCCGGCGCCCGCGCGATCTGCGCCTGCCGGTAGCGGTCGTACAGACCCGGGTCCTTCGTCGCGACGGCCGACATGGCCGCCCGCATCGTGCCCCCGTTCTCCTTCACGTGCGCGCGCGCCGCGCTCATGAAGTCGGCGTTGCCGGCCGTCGCAGGATCCCCGCCCGCACGGATGGGGTCCTCGCCCACGGGCGGCACGACGCCGCTCTTGAGCTTCGCGTTCTCCGTCTGGAGCGCCGCGTTCTCGGCGATCACGACGTCGGCGAACGATGCCCGCGCCTCGGCGAGCGTCGCGCCCTTCTCGATCTGCTCCGCCGCGAAGCCCGGGTGCTTCGGGAATGCCGCCCGGATGTCCTTCGCACGCTGCCGCTCTCCGGCCAGCGCCTCGTCCGCGCCCTTCTTGCTGGCGGCGGCGAGCTCCTTCTCGTCCATGGCCATGCTGCCTCCCATGTGGGGGGTTTCTTTCGCCGCCGCCGGACCACCCGGCGACGCTGTTCCACTGTTCACGATGCCGTCGATGAGCCCGAGGCCGACCGCCTCCTCGGCGCGCCAGACCCGGCCGGACAACCACTCGTCCAGGTCCTCCGGCTTCCGCCCGCGGCCGCGCGCGACGTCCGCGCGGAAGGCGCCGGCGATGCCGTCGATCAGCTCCTGCATGGGCTTCAGCTGGTCCTGGGTGACGTGGGTCCCGAGGACGCCCGTGCCCTTGTGAGGCCCGCTCTTCACGAGGTTGACCTTGATCCCGAGCTTGTCCTCGAGGAGCTTCGAGTAGTCCCAGACCGCCAGGTACGCCCCGATGGACCCGACGCTCGCGTTGGGATTCGCCGTGACCCGGTCCGCCTGGGACGCGATCCAGTAGGCGGCGGAGGCTCCGACATCCTCGATATGGGCGGTGACCTTCTTCGTTTTCGCCGCCGCGTGCACGGCGTCCGCCAGCTCCTTCAGGCCGGAGATCATTCCGCCGGGGCTCTCGACCTCGAGGTGAATGGCGGTGACCTTGGGATTGCCCATGGCCTGGGCGAGGTCCGCGCCGAGTTCGTCGTAACCCGTGACCTCGTCCTCGAACCACCGGATCCACGACGGCACGGACTTAAGCAGGACGCCGAAGACATGGATGTGCGCGACGTCGCCGACGATCTGAATGGGCTTCGCGCGCGGGGGTGCCTGTGCGGCCATGAGGGCCTTGATCTTGGCGGGCGGATCGGGGAAGTCCTTCATCGCGGCCGCCGGCGCCGACGAGGAGAGGAGTTCGGCCGCGCGCTGCGTGATCGACGTATAGAGCTGGTCCTGGGAGGCGACCGTCATCCGGCGCAGGAACGCCTCGAGCTCCTCCTGCTTCATCGCCCAGGGCTCGCGCTCGAACTCGGTCAGGATTCCCATCGTTCAGCTCCTCAGGTTCTCGGCCATCCACCAGATCGCGGCCGCCGTGATCCCCACCACCAGGAGCACCAGTCGAATCGTCGAAGCCCTCTGTTGCCGCCGCAGGGTGCGGTAGCGGGTCTCGACGTCCCCTTGGTGCCTCTTAGTCATGCCTCAAGGCGTCGGCGCCGAAGGAGGCGGCGGCTCGATCAGGGCCGCGACCGCGGGCCTCGACATCCCGTCCTTCACGAACTCGCCCACCGCGGGCGTCAAGAGCGCGCCGTCCAGGAGCGCCAGCACCGAGGGATCGATGTGCCAGAGGTTCGCCCCCGTCCCACCGGTGAGAAGCGCCGCGATGACTGGAAAGAGCCACTTCCGCTCGGCGAAGATCTTCGTGATGGGATTGAGGTCGGCGGCTGCCGCGTGTCCGCCTTCGGCGATCGCCTGCTGCTTCACCTTGCCGGCGAAGAAGCCGCCCACGAGGGTCAGGAGTGCGCCTGCGCCGGCCACGATGCCCCCGATGGGCCCCGGCAGGGCCGGCGCGATGACGTTGGTGAGCGCCGCCCCGCCCTTCTGGATCGGGTTCTCTCCGTTCTTGTCCGGCGCCGTGAGGAAACACCCCCCCAACCCCAGGGCCAGGATGACGATGAATGCCGCGCTGAAAGTTCGCATTGGTCTCTCCTAGAAGAAGTCCGATCCATCCGACATCGCAGCCTCGAGAAGTTCGTCGCGACTCTCCGCGACCGCATGCTGAAGTGATAGATCCCGGTTCGCCTTCTCTTCGTCGATCCCCAGATAGGCGTTCCTCGCATCCAGCCCCTGGGACATCCGCGCATTGGCTGAAGCCGAAACGAGCAGGTGGGCCGCCGCGGCCGTCGAGAAGGACCCGAGGTCGGCCATGGCGCCCATTCGCACGCCGTGCGAAACGCCAGCATCGGCCGAGCCGCCGATCGAGGACAGCGAGCCCGTGGCGCTGAGGCTGACGAGCCGCGCGACCCGCAGCTTGGGTTCCGGCTTCTTGACCTGTTTCTGCTTGAGCGCCTTCTCAAGCAGCTCCCGCCAGTTGCTGGCGAGGCCTCCGCCGGTACGCGGCGCGGCCTGGGTTCCACCGACGATCGTCGTCTGCCCGTGGGCCTCCGCGGACTCGATGCCCGTCGGCGAGATGACCTGCGGCGCCGGAAGGGAGACCGTGGTCGAGCCGTGCTGCTCGTCCGACGCGATCCCGCCCGGCCGAACCTGCTGAGCGAGACTCTCCTGGCCGTGGGCCTCGGCGCTGGCGATCCCGCCGGGGATGACCGTCTGCGGAGCGCCCGCGACCGAGATCGTCGTGCTTCCGTGGGCCTCGGCACTCGCCGCGGGGTCCGGACGCACCTGGAGATTGACCTGGGGCGACCCGTGGGCCTCCTGTGACGCGATGCCGGCGGGAGCGATCGTGCCCTCGGCGGCTTCCACGCTGACGGTGGTGTTGCCGTGGGCCTCCCCCGAGGCGACGCCGGACGGGATGATCTGGAGGTTGAGCTTCAGGCTGCCGTGGGCCTCCTGGGAGGGAACGCCGCCGCCGTCAAGGAGTTCAGGGACCCCGTTGCGCTCGAAGGCGCCTAGGTCGTACGCAGAACCCACGGGGCGGAAAGCGCCGTTGAAGTCCTTCCGGACCTCCTCGTAAGTTCCGCCGTCGTCGATGGCCACCGAGCCGCCGGCGAGCGTGAAGTCGTCGTTTGGGGCGTCGGTGAAACCCGGGGTCGTCGTGTGGAGATTGTTGTCGTTGACGAAGCCCGTGCTTCCGGTGCCCTCGAGGAAGGCTTCGTCTCCGACTCCATCGGCGTAGGAGAGGTTGTTGACGAGCACGCAGTTCGTGCAGTCGCCCGAGAAGAAGGCGACCATCTTGTAGAACCCGCTCGGGGCGGTCGCCCCCACGTACCCTGTGTTGTTGCCGAAGAAGACATCGTCGGGAGCAGGCTCGGCGCCTCGACGAGCGATGATCAGCGCCTTGAAGTCGTTGGACAGTCCGCTGCCGTAGGACCCGTCTCCCACGAAGACGCAGTTCCGAATGGCCACCTTTCGAGCGGAAACGTAGACCGCGGTCTGCTGGACAGGTCCCCCCTCAAACCAATCCGCTTCGACAAAGATGTTCTCGACCCGCTCGTCCACTTCTGAATTCTGCGGGCGGATGTCCAGCGAGACCGAAGCGCCGCTCCAACGGTTCCGGTAGAAGCTGACGAACATCGTCTTTGGAACAGCGGAGCTGTTGTCCTGGCTGTGAAGCTTGAGGCCCGTGTTGACGGAGTCGCCCTCCATCTCGCAGTGAGCCACCACCCCCTGGTGCCAGGCTCCACTTCGAAGCAGATGCTGGGTTCCCGGGGAGTGAAAGTGGGATCCGAGGAAAGCAACGCGCCTTCCATCCAGGATGGTGTTGTACTGGCCCACGTCGTGGATCGTTCCGCCCACGAAGAAGATCGCATCGGGAAGGACGTCGTTCGTGTCGAAGGTCCCGTCCAGGCCGGAGTCCCAATTGTGGACGTCGCAGTCCAGGAAGAGGGCGTTGGTCCTCGCCGCCGGGTCGGAGGGGAAGTGGAGACCGACCTCGTCGTCGAAGCCGTCGAGCTCGATGCTGATGAGCCTGAAGTCGTCGCAATCGACACGAACCGGCCGGACTCCGCCAGCCGTGTTGTTCCAGCGAGGACGCGCGCCCGTACCGTAAGCGCCGAGGGTTACGTTGTCTTCGTCCCACGTCCAGGTGGAATTCGCGGTGTAGACGTCGCCACGCTTGAAGAGGTAGCGGGTGTCGGCGGCGAGGTTGTCCTGGACCTTCTGGATCGTGGCCCAGGGAGAGCCCGTCGAGAGGCCGTCGTTGGAGTCGTTCCCGTCAGTCGTGGAGATGTACCTGGTGCTTCCGGAAAACGCCGAAACAGTGACGGTCTGGGCATACCTGCGGACGACCCCTCGCTCGTCTCGCATCGTCAGGATGGCGATGTAGGTCCCGGGATTCTCGTACACGTGCGCGGCCGTCGGACCCACGTGGTAGTTCTTGCTCCACCCATTGCTCCAATTGCCCGAGCTGGGGTCCCCGAAGTCCCACTCGCAGTGGATCTTCCGCCACGGGACGCCGCTGGGAGGCTGCCTGACTCCGCTCGTGTAGGAAGGCGAAGGGGTGTCGCAGGCAGAGAACAGGACTCCGTACGGCGCCTCTCCCGAGGTCCTGTGCGCGAACGTGGCCGCCTCGGTCCCGAAGAAGATCTCCTGGAGAATCTTCGGCGACCCGTGAGCCTCCAAGGAGGAGATCGCGCCTGGCAAGACGCTCAAGCCGGAACTGACCGACACCGACGTGGATCCGTGGGCCTCGCTGGAGGACGCGCTCCCCGGCGCGACGCTCTGGTTGACCTTGGTCGAGCCGTGGGCCTCCCCCGAGGCGACGCCGGTGACGGACAGACGCCCGTCGTCCATGACCTGGAATGCGATCACGCCGCAGGGATCGTTGGTCGTGGCCACGGAGCCACCCGAGACGGTGCCTGGGTCGGATGTGGGGGTGCAAGTCTGGATCTGAAGCATCAAGCCGGGCGTGAGGTTCGCCGTAAACTCGGCGACGGCCTCGACCCAGTTTCCACCGGATTCGCCCGTGGCGTCGCCTGCGGTGTTGTTGTCGTTCTGCCCCACGAGGGCGACGGCCAACGATCCGGCTTTCGTGGTCTGGACCGTCGGCATCTGCGGATCGGTGGCGTGGCTCAGGAAGGCGAAATTCCGGACGTTGTCCTTGATCGTGGCGCCCACGTAACCGCTGAAGGAGTAGATCCGGGCCGCGCGCTGCGTAGTGACCGCGGGGTTCCCGAATGCCACAGCCGCGCCGTCTTCCGAGCCGTCGGCGATCCTGCCGAACACCCACATGCGGGCGATGGTGGACTCGATCACGTGCGGGCCGGACAGGAGCTCCCACCCCGACGGCGTGCTGGGGGCGGTGGCGGTCCCCTCCCAGAAGACATGACCAATCAGGATGTCGTTCGCATCCACCGTCGCGGGGCAGAGAGGAGACAGAGCCGCCCCGCTGGTCTCGGTGGCGACCCCGGATCCTGAACCCTTGAACGCGACTGACATGGACTAGCCCTGGTTAACCTTTGGAGGTGGAGCGAATCCACCGACCACGACCGTCTGGGGGACCTTCCCCGACGGCGGCTTGTAGACGTACCCCTGGGGAACCGACAACTGCTGGAGGGACAGCACGCCCGACACGCGGCCGCCCGCCTCGAGGACCTCGAGAGTGGCCTTGCGGGGGCTCACGCGCGGATCCGCTGGCGTTTCGATCCGGCGACCGCGGTGCTTCAGGCAGTACTGCGCGAGAAGCAGGAGGGCGTCCGCCTCGTCTCCCACGAACGTGTCGGGGAGGACGAACGTCAGCTTCTCGATCCTGAAGACCTTCGGGTGAGCCATGACTAGTGCTAGCGCGTACGATGCGCCTCCATGCTCTTGATCCCCTTCGGCCGGATGACCTGCCCGCTCGGCTTCGGAGCCGCCGCGGCGAGCTGGTCCTTCTCCGGATGCTTGAGCCAGTCGGCGACGCGCGCCCGCCGCTCCGCGAGAGTGGCGAGCTTGAGGGACACGTCGTCGCCCTTCTTGGCCCGCTTCTTCAGCTCCTTGATGCGGGCGTCGAGCACGGCCAGCTTCGACTTCAGGACTTCGGATCGGTTCTCTGTCTGCACTGGATCTCCTACAGCTTGAAGATCTTGTTCGCCCCGCTGTCCCACTGGACCGTGATGTCCGCGCCGTTCGGGGTCGTGGGAAAACCGGTCCCCGTGTCGTGGTTGAAGATGAGCCTGCTCGTCGACTCCGTGCCGGTGTGCTTGTAGCCGGTGATCGACTCGAACTGGTCCCCGCTCACCGCCGTGAGCACCACGTCGTTGGCGTCAGCCACGCCGTCCGTCACTGTCTTGCCGGCGAGGGAACTCGACACGGCCACGCGGGCGCCCGCGACGACGTCGTCCAGGTTGTCGTCGGTCGCGAGGTTGGGCGCGTCGTCGTCCTCGTCCAGCAGGATGATCCGGATGTCGTCGGTGTCCCAGTCGATGGATCCGTCCAGGAACCCCTGGCGACCTTTGTCGTACAGCGCGTTGGCCATCGAACCCTCCAGTTATTCGCCGGTTCCGATCAGGTACTGAATTCGAAGGTCGCCCTTCTCGAAATAGAGCTTGTCGTCCTCTCTCACGACCCTCTCTCGTTTGAGGCGCGCCGCGAAGATCGCGGTCCCACCGACGCGGCCGTCGAAGACCACGAAGTGCGTGACCTGGCCCCAGTCACCGCGCGCACGTGGGTATTCGCGGTACTCGGTGTTGACCACGAATCGCCCGAGCCCGTCTTTCGCCGGCTCGGAGAACGCCATGGGGATCCGCTCGTAGCCCTCGGCGGAGATCTCGGCCCCTTCGTTGTCCGGGTGGCCGTTGAAGAGCGCGACGAAGACTGCCGCCGGAGCCGGCGCGGGAACGCCGCGGAAGAAGTGGTTCAGGACTGCGAAGTCCAGGTAGTCCGCGAGTGCCATGCTTAGGCGACCTCCGTCTCAGGCGGGTACTCGAACGTCTGCTCGATGTCTTCCGCCTTGCCGTCCGCGCCGCGAGACTTGATCTTCGTGGTGCGCCTGATGGGCGCCGGGGTGGGCTTCACCGTGAGGTTGACGATCGGCTGGATGACCGTGCCGCGCGCCGCCTTCTTGGGCGCCTTCTTCGCGGGCTTCTTCTCTTCCTTCTCCGCGCCCGCATCAACCTCGGCCTCCGCTCCATTGACCTCGGCTTCCGGATCCCCGCCGCCGTTGACCGACGCGGAGCGGCCGGCGAAGTACTTCCAGTCCACGCGCACCCCGGTCTCGGCCTCGATCTCGTCCGAGATGCGGATGGCGTCGACCGTCTCCTGCTTGAGCTCGGCAACGATCTCGTCTCGGTCCTGATCGCGCGACTTCAGGACCTGGGCGTGCGTGGCGTACCCGCGGTCGACCATCTCGCCCCAGGCCTTCGTCTCCTGCAGCTGATCTATCCACGGGAAGGTCGGCTTGATCCACGCGTGCTTGAGGGTGAGCGCCGGATCCGCGGGGGCCGTGAGCTTTCCCGACCGGATCCCCTCTTCGATGCACCACCGGTACAGGCCCCGGTAGACGCGACGCTCGAGGAGCTGCTGCCAGCCGATGAACGTCTGGAACGCCTGCTGGAGGACCGCCCGGGTCTGCGAGTAGTTGGACTTCGTCCAGTCGAGGGACGTGATCTCGAGGGGGATCCCCAGCGGCAGCCCCAGCAGCCGGAGGAACATCGTGATCGACGCCGGGAAGTTCGCGCCCGGGATGTTGCGGTCGACGCCCCGCACCTCCTCGTCGACTTCGCCGTAGAAGGCCGTGCCTTCGGCCCAGTCCTGGACGCGCGTCGTGACGTCCGGCGCGTCGCTGCCTTCCTTGGCCGGATCCTCCTGCGACGTCTGGAGTCCCGTAGCGCCGCCGTCCTTCTTGTTGATGATGAGCGACAGGCGGGCGAGCTGCTGCCACGCAAGCGCCTCGGCGTCGAGCACGCAGTTGATTCGGTGCATCACCGCGAACGCGGCTTGCATCGGAGGCACGCCGCGCTTCGAGCTCGGGCGGTCTGTGTGAACCGGGAAGAGGAAGTTCTCCCGACGCACCAGGCGGGCAGCCGAGGCCTGGATGTGGCCCATCTCGGAGTACGGGGCCACCCAGTAGCCGGTGATGACGCCGTTCTCGTCGCGCTCGAGGCCGTCCGTCTGGAGGGACTTCCCGCGGATCTGCTCGCTCTCGACGAGCTGGATCTTCCCCAGCTTCGTCCGCATGATCCCCGTGTCGCCTTGGGACAAGACCTCCTTCGCCACCTGCAGCTCGACTTGGTGGCCGGACAGGAGCCCGCTGACCTCGGGTTCCTCCCAGTACTCCTTCCAGTAGGCCTCGTACGCCGCGTCGAGGTCCTTCTCCCCTGTCTTTGCCTGCAGCACGAAACCGGTCCCGACGATGTAGCCGGCCGCGCGATCGCGCATGCCCTGGAAGAGCGGATTGTCGCGGCTGAACTCTCGCGCCATGTTCGCGAGCTGGTCGCGATTGAAGCGCAGGTGCAGGTCTCCCGATCCACCGTGGGAGAAGCGCCCGTCGGAGGCCGCGACGCTGACGGAGTGAAACCCGAGCTGGGTGAAAACGCCCCGCTGGCCTCCCTTGTCGATCGACAGCGGGACCGACCGGTTGAACTTGGCGGGACGCAGCGCCTGCGGCCGGTCCTTGATGGGCTTGGCGCCGGCGGGGGGACGATTCTTACGGGAGGCCTTCGCGCTCATCGCGGGCACCTCCCGCGGACGAACGTCGCCTGGCGTGGCGTGGCCGAGTCGGCGATCGGCAGCGACTTCGCCTCGTCCAGGAGCTCGGTGATCTCCCTGAGATACTGTTCACCGTTCCGCTGGTGCGACTTGCCTTGGACGGCGTATCCGCCGGCGAGTACGTATTCGGTGACTTCGGTGTGGTGGGCGGCGAGGCTGGTGAGATAGGCCGACGTGCCCTTCGCCAGGGTCTTCCACGCGAGCTGTGTGAATCCTGGAGCGGCCAACTCCCTCCGCGCTTTCTCCGGAATGCGCGCGGATCGCGGTGGGAGTAGGATCCGGTCGACTACTCCCACCGGATCCTTCGCAGGGGAGCTACCCCTGCTACGCGCGAAGATTGAGTCTTAGGTGATTCCGGGACCGCGCGTCAATAGGCTCGTTTTGCCCGGCAAAATAATTTCGAGCGCCGCAGAGGGAGCGCTATTTTCAGATCGCCTGCCCGGTGACCTTGTACGCGTGCCTGCAGATCGGCTGTCGGCAGCGCCGGTACTGGATCGGGCCCACCACCGAAAGACACTCGGTGTTGACCTGGTAGCACCGCGGGCAGCGCGACTTGTTCGGGAACGCGTACTCGACCTTCGGCGGCGGCGGTGCCGGAGCTGGCGCCGATTCGATGGTCGCCTTGAGCGGCCGCGCCACCCGCGTCCGCAGATTCCCTTCCAGCTTCGCCCCTGACTTCTTCGCCATCGTTTCCCCCTCGAATTAGAATTTGGACCGAACTCTTTTCAGCCTGGAGACGTCGAGCTGGGCGTCGGACGGACGCCCCGTCGGCCGCCGCACCGGCACGATTGCGGGCCGGACGATCTTCACGCCCTCGATGTCGGCACCGCAGCACGCCATCGCCGCACCGTCCAGCCAGTGGTTCTGCGAGTGCTTCTGCACCCACACGACCTTCGAGTCGTGGCCGGCCACGGCCTTCATCGCCCGCTCCTCGGCCACGAGCTGGCGCGCGAGATACCGGAGCTCCTTGTCCTTGATCTCGCCCTCGGGAATCGTGATCGATCCTGCGCCGCCGATGCCCGCGTGCAGGCCGTCGTGGATGCGAGCCTTCCAGTAGTCGGAGTGGTGCATGATGAGCCGCACCCCCGCGGGCTGCTTCACGGACCTCCACTCCTGGTCGACGACCTTCCCCTTGTTCGGCTCCTGCGCCTGCTGCCCCGTCCACTTCGTGTCCTTGTTGGATCCGCAGCCCTTGGCCGCCAGATACCGGGGCTCGCCGCTCTCGAGGACGAACGCGTAGACGACGTCGGATTCGTAGCCGGCATCGACGAGGACCTTCTCCGGCTGGCGCCCCGGGGCCGGGCCGAGCGGGTGATCCGCGCCGCGCGCGCCCCACCCCGGCTTGATCACGCGGTCGCGCAGATCTCGGAGCGCCGCCAGCACGTGGGCCCGGTTCTTCACGCCGTCGGGGTTGTTGACCGTCATCCCGTCCCAGTCGACGATGTGCCCTCGACCGTCTCGGAACCAGGCCATGAGGACGTACCAGATCACGTACGAGCCGACGTCGACGCCCATTGTGAGCCGCACGGTCTCCGGGGGAATGAACTTCCGCGCCCAGCCCTCGACCCTCTTCGCGAGCACCGCCTGGACGTCCGGACGGTTCAGGTCCTCGGTCCGGTTTTCCCACGGCTCGGCCCAGTCGAACTGCACGATCGACTTCTCCTCACCCTCGTCCGTCGACTGCGCGGCCTTCCACTCCGTCGCCGCCAGGCCCGGGATCGACCGCATGGGACTCGCCATCGCGTTCCACCGGAAGCCGTACGTACTCGTCCGTGGGAGCTCGCCGGCGATCGCGCCGCGGTCGTCGACTGTCTGCCCGCGGGCCACGACGCGCGGCTGCCGCAGGGCCTCGAGGCGCTGGTCTTCGGTCCAGAAGCCACGACACTCCGTGCGCGGGCACTGGAAGCGCGCCGCGGCCTTGGCGTCGATCTCGTCGACGGCCTCCTGCCAGCCGACGAGGCCTCCGCGCTCTGGCCAGATCCAGACCCGGCAGTGTGGACACCGGAGCATGACCCGCGAGTCCGTCCCGAACTTCACCACCTCGCGATAGATGCGCCCCTGCGGCGTCGACATCGTGCACTCGCCGTAGAAGCGCGGGTCGGGGAAGGACTTCGTGCGTGCGATGAGCTGGCTGACCGGGTCCGCCTCCTCCGAGCTGTCACCGGCGACGGCCATCTTGTCGAGCTCGGTGGCGGCCACGACGCGCGCCGTGTGGCTCGACCGCTGGGCGTCGCCGCCGCCGCCGCCGATGAACCGCAGCTTGGCCCCGTTCCTGAACCGGATCGCGTCCGGCGTGCCGCCCTTCGACCCGCTCCCGGCCCCAGGCAGGAGATCCTCGTACCGCGACTTCTCGATCACCGGCAGGATCTTGTCCTTGTAGACGGCCTTGGCCAGTTCCACGGTCGGGGCGCCGAGGATGACGTCCTCCCCGATCTCGAACAGGTGGTACATCACGGGGATGACGACGAAGTGCAGCGTCTTTCCCGCCTGGGCCGGCCCGCTCCCGAAGAACGAGCTGAACCGCCCGCCGTCGAACTCCGCGAAGATCTCGGCCGAGAACGGCATGTACTCGCACCGATACCGCTCGCCCTTCGCGGGCCCGTTGGGCAGGACGATCTCGTCCTCCGCGAACTGGCGCATCGTCCGGTACGGCTGCCGGCTGGCGCCTTCGAACAGCCGCCCGACCGTGCGATCGACCGACGACTTGAGGCGGATCACGCCGGCCTCTCCTGGGGGGGCGGCCGCGATCGCGAGGACGACCGCCGCGACTCCACCGACTTTTCCCACGCGCTCCTCGCCTTCTCGAAGATCTCGAACACCGCCTTCTCCGCCTCGGGCCCGAACCGCTTCCCGACGAGCCTGGCCCCCTCGAGCATCCGCTTCCCGATCGCCAGGAGTTCGTCGCCGACCTTCGTCGTGCTGACGAGCAGGCCGTCCGCCACCTCGTTCTTCCGCCGGGCCTCCTTGAGCTTCTCTTCGCGCAGCTGTGCCTCGACCTGCTTCAGGTCGACGGTCTTCCGCTTCGCCCGCTCTCGATCGAGCAGCCACTTCACGAGCTCGCGCGCGTCGTACGTCCCGTCCGGGTTCCGCGGGGCGTCGCTGTCCCGGAGGCCCCTGGGCGTCCACCCCGAGAGCCTCGCCGCCGGCTGCTGAAGAAGCTGCTTCAGCGCCGCGAGCTGCGCGGCCGCCTCGTCTCTGGCGTGTTCGCCACGCACCATCAGGCCACGCCGCCTTTGACATCGGCCGCGAACTGGTCGAGCTCGGCCTTGATCGAGTCCATCGCCTTGAGGTCCTCTTCGGTGGGCTCGTGGTCCGGCTCGAACATGTTCAGCAGGCCGCACAAGAGAGCCTGCGCCCCGGCGTAGAAGGCCCGACGCGTCTCGATCCGCTGCACCTCTCCCGCATCGGCCGGCAGGACCCGCTTCTCGAAGTCCTGCCACTGGTCGGCCAGCTTGAAGGTCATGTCCGCCCCCCTCCGAGAGCGCTCACGCATGCGAGCGCGTTCTTATCGACACCCCGTGTACCGGCATATTCCGCCTCCGCGCGATCGCGCCTCGAACGGCCTGGGGTGAGGAACGGGTAGCGCAGGTCGCGCGGGCGTCAAAGTCCAGATATCACGGGGGCCCCATCGACGCCTCGGGCGCCGGAAGGACCCAAGCCTTTTTTCAGGCCAGCCCCTGAGCCCCTCGGCATGCCCACGCCACGAGGCGCGCAGCTCGCGACACTCATGATGGGCATCGAGGAGATCGTGGCTTGTAGGCCATCCTGGGTGGCCGAGTACGAAGGCCCAGGAAGGCCGATCTCCACAGGGCCATGCAGCTGGTCCACGCACAGATCGGAGATCGAGGCGCTACGTGGCTGCTGCGAAGCCCCCCTAGTGAGGCGCCACATACACAAGAACCCGAAGCACAGGCCAAGGACGACGAGCGCGATCGAGAACGTGAACGCCCAGCATCCGCCCATCTCGTTGCCGTACGAGCATGGCACTCCGTCGCTCGGGATAGGCGTCGCGGGTGGACGGTCGTCCTTCAAGCGGGCACCTCCACTGGGCTCCTGCAGCGGATCGGTGGTCATGGGGATCGAAGGCGGTGTAGCCCGCGTCCGAGGCATCACGCTGAGGTCGACGTAAGCGCCAGTCCAGGACTTCAGGTGGAGAACGAAACACCGGCGGCCATGAGGCTTCTCGCTCTTGTCCTCGGCGTGTCCATCGGCGCGCTCCATCGTGAACGCTGATCCCTCCATCACGTCGAGAATGCGAGCGACCAGATCCTCCGGCGACGTCGCCTCGTTGGTCCACGGAATGGCCACCAGATCCAAGTCACGTCCGAGCGTCCCGTGGAGCGCGAGCGCGTACCCGCACTCATGGGCACGGGCCGCCATGAACGGGTAGATCACTGCGTACATGGGCCCATTGAGCGGCTTGGGTTTGAAGTTCTCGGTCATGGAGCCTCCACCGTCAGGGTCGCCCTGGACTTCGTCTCGTACGTGTAGCACCGCACGCTCACCCCCTGAGGCGCCGTCTGCCCGATGCGGCGCAGGCAACTCGTGAGCAGCAGGGACTCGCCTCGCCAGTTCTTCCGATCCGTCTGAGGCGCTTTGAGGACCTCGTGGACGCCCCGGCCATCGGCGTACAGGAGGCCCCAGCCTGGCCGCACTTCCTCGACCTCGATGAGCCCCGCGGGTGTCAGGTAGTACCGCCAGTCGCCCATCCGGACAGCCGGCTTGTGCTTGTCAGCCTGGTAGTCCGCTCGGCTGGCCTTGCACTCCACGAGCGTCGTGAAGGTCCCTTGGAAGCCCAAGGCATCCGGCTCCTCGGTGGCGCCGCTCGCCATCTCGGTGATCACCACCGGATGCCGGTTGGTCAGCCACTTGGCGGCCGCCTTCACGAGGTCAGCGTGGTTCACGCGGGGATCTCCACGCCTAACGCCTTGAGGGCCACCAAGCAGATCACGTGCGGCAGGAGGATCGGGCCGTGATGGTCCATCTTGATCTCTGGGTCGATCATGTGCAGCGACTCACGCTCCCGCATGTTCAGGATCACCCGGGACGCCGGCTCGATCTCGGTTGAATAATGCGGGACGAACCAATAATCGCGCTCAGGCCGTGATGGGTCGTGCCCGTACAGGCACTCGAAGTTCTGTTTCACGCCACCCGTACTGACCGCACAGCCGGTCCACCCGAAGACCTTCTCGGCCACCAGCGCGTCCAGCTCCCGCCCTGCCTTCATGATTCGCCCCTTTCCCCTGCGGCACGTTCCGCGTGATCCGGCTTCCGCACGGCCCCCGGTGCCACGATCGTGCACACTGGGCAGGCGACCATCGCCGGATGCGTTTCCCCGTTGTGTATCGTCTTGCCCTCGACCATCCGCTTCCCGCGGCAGGTCCTGCAGTACGGCCTGGGCTTCCCCTCGAGAGCCTTCAAAGCCGTCCTGGTCCTTCTGCTCCTCATGCCCTGTCCCCTCAACGGCGTTAGGCCGGTAGTCCGGCTCTGGCGATCAGCTGCTGCCTCAGCTCGGGATCCAAGGGCAGGCCGAGCTTTTCGATCCCCTGGAGGCAATCGCGCGCCCGCTCCGGACTGAGCGCGGCGATGTCGGTTAAGCCGGACGGCAGCGACTCACGCTGCGGTCCGGCGTTACCCTTGGTTCTTCTTCCTCTTCTTGATCTTCTTAACTCGTTCCCGGTCGCTTCCCGGCCTCTTCCCGGTCCCATAGCGTCCGGCCTCCCGGTCGGCTTGGCCCGACCCTGCCAAGTGTCGAACTTGCAGATGGTTACAAGCACACACCCCCTCTCAGTCGCTTCCCGGATCATTTCGAGTCTGACGAGGGTTTTGAGGAAGGTGTCGGTTTTGGCCCAGCTCCACCCCCAGTCCTTCCGGAGCTGGTTGCGGGTCGTAACGTGCTGGCCGCGCTCGAGGATGAAGGCCTGCTGCTGGTAGACCCTGTCCTCCCGCGCGTGCGCCGCCCAGGAGATGAGGTACTCCCAGGCGTGCCATCGGTCGAACGGCTTCATGTTCCACAGCCAATGCTGGCGGGATCGACGCCAGATCTTGTACCAGCCCCTGATTTCGTTCGGCATCGTGTTGGCCCCCTCAGTCCAAACTCCAAACCCTGTTCGCGGCCCACACCCCAGCGGTGCAGGCATCCGCCTCGTCCTCCGTGGGTTCCCTTTTGAGGTTCAGCAGCAGCTTCACGGCCCGCTGCACCCTCACCTTCGCGTCCTTCCGCTTGTCCCCCCAGCGCGCGGCACCCACGGACTTGCGGGCCTCACTGGGGTCGACCAGACGCGCACGGCCGCCGGCGCGCTGCACGGCGCGCAGCACCGCCCCCCTGGCCATGGCGATCGTCAAGGCCGCCCGCGGGTTCTGCCCCACGTACCCGTTCTCGACGCCCGTGAGCTTCACCCCAGGCGGCAGCCATTCCTCGACGCTGGAGCCCACGAAAGCGATCCGCTCCTCGATCGTCTCCCCCACGATGCGCCAGCTCCGCATCTCCACAAGCTGCAGCGCCTGCCCGCGGACGGCGATGATTGCTCCACCGATGATCCTCGTGCCGGGGTCTATGCCCCCCACGAGGGTCCAGTCGGCGAACTCGCGCCTGATGAGCATCCGCGTTCACCCGCCCCTCTCCCCTGACCTCTAACCTTCCTTCGCGACCTTGATCGACCGCCCCAGAAGAAGATCAATCACCGGCCTCGCGCACTCGATGCACCGGCCGAATTCCACCCCGCGGCGGAACACGATCAACACCGGCAGTTCCAACCGCGCGCCGGCGTCGTCACCGTGGATGGCCCCCAGGCTCATGCTCATCACAGGGTTCTCCCAAGCGTTGATGAACAGGAAGATGATCCGGTCGTCCCAGTCGTCGGCGATCGCCCTCAGGCGCCAGCGCCAGAGGCCTTCGCGAGATCGGTCGGGACCGCCGAAGAACACGATGGCCACGGGCGAGCTCGCGCACTCGATGACCTTGTCGAGCTGCTGGTCCGTCACTGTCGGGATGTGCATCAGCGCCCCCCTCGCTTGAGGAAGCCCTTCGGTACGGGATAGCGCTTGAACATGGTCTTCCTCGATCGTGTCGTGCATCGCCGGACAGAACACTTGCGGGAGTGCCGGTTCTGCGGCTCCGTCCCGCACGAGCAACCACGGATCGTCATGACCCAGCCCCCATGTTCGGCAGTAGCGCGATCCGCCGGCGGCGCAGGGCGTTCGCGTGGTTCATGCTCACGACCCACTTGTCGCTCCACGGCGTCAGCCTCCTCAGGCGCGCGTCCACGTCCTTCTCCTGACGGACCAGCTCCCCGTCTAGAAGGCGGCTGTTGTGCGCCAGCGTCTCGCGCTCGCGCCTCTTGAAGTCCTCGTCGAGGTTCTTGTCGCGCCACTCGGACCTCGGGAGGGGCCTCCTCAGCACGCCGCCCCCTTCGTGAGCTTGTCGAGGCAGAGCTCGCCCTTCAGGTGGTCGAACTCGTGCTGCACCGCCTGGGCGCCAAGGCCCTCGAACACCTCGTCAACCGCCCCGTGGGGGCTCATTGCCTTAAGCCGCACCTTCGGATAGCGCAGGACCTGCCCCCAGACCTTCGGCAGCGACAGGCAGCCTTCCTTCTTCAGCTCGGGCTCACCAAGGAGCTCGAGGATCTCGGGGTTCCAGAAGACGCGCCTCGAGGACGTCTTGTGCTCGGCGATGTCGACGTCCATGATGAAGAGGCGCACGTTCCAACCGACTTGCGGAGCGGCCAGCCCGACCCCCTGGGTCCACGCCCCGCCGTGCATGACCTTCCACATGAGCCGCACCCAGGGCTCCAGCTCGTCCCACGTCTCGGTCACGTCCTGATTGGGGGCGCGCAGCCGCGGATCAGGCTCGAGGACGATGCGCTTGATCTTCAGTGGTAGGGTCATTTGGTTACCCCTCTCTGTTTCTGCGCCCAAGCCTCGGCGAGTACCTTCTTGGCGTGCGCCGTATAGCTTCTGACCGCGGACGGCGTAACGCCCATCTGGGCCGCGATCGCGGCGTCCGGCATCCGGATTCCGTTCAGGCCGACCTTGAGAGCGAAACCCTGAAGTTGACGAGGCGTGAGCAAGCGCGGAGCGGCCTTGACCAGCCAGTCCCACTCGATGCCCTGGTCGACGTCGGTTGTCCGATCAGGCGCGGGTAGGGCCCTGAGCGCGATTTCGGACTCCAGCGACATAGCCGTGAATTCCCGCTCGACGAACACCTCGCGCTGGACGCCCTCGATCATCGACAGCCACGGAGGGCACAGGACCTCGGGCGCGACTCCGAAAAAGGCGGCCAGGCGGGCGAGCGTGCGATTGCCTGGGTTGACCCTGTGCAGGCACTCGAGGTGCGTGATTGACACGGCACCGACGCCGATCTTCTCCCCCAGCTGCTTCTGGCTCAGCCCAAGGGCCAGCCGCCGCGAACGGATCTCGGCGTTGTAGATTGACTGACGAAGACCGAGTTTCATCGCGGACACCCCCCGACGGAGTGGATCCCCAGCAGCTCGCGCTCCGCCGCCGTCGTCGGCCGCCTGAGCTGGAGCGTGTAATCGGTCTTGTCCTCGAGGTTCTGGCTCGCATCCCCCACGCCCTGGAGCGCTTCGAGCATCATGGACAGCACCAGACCCTTCTCCGCCGGCCGCCAGTGCCTGACCGGGATGGGTCCGAAGTTGCGCCGGAGGCTTCCGGACACGTGCCACAGCGGGACCCCGCTGAAGAACTGCGCTCACTCGAGCCCCACGTTGAGCGTGACCCCGACTGTCACTAGGTTTCCCCCGAATCGATGGCTGAGGAAGTACCGGACGTCCGCGCACTCCATCGCCTCGCGGCACGGGCTGTCGAAGGCCGTCTGCTGCTGGGGGTTCATCGTGGGAACTCCCTGACCCGCAGGTCCGCGGGCCACTCGGACATGTCGCCGCCCTTGCGGTCCGTCATCGGTAGGTAGTAGTTCGGATGGCCGTTGTATGGATCAGGGCCGAGTTGCTTCACGAAGCACGCGACGCCGGCGGCCCTGCACTGCGCGATCGTAGACCGCGCCCAGGCGACGTCGAACGGCCGCGCGTGCGGACCGGACTCGCCACCGACGATGATCCAGCGGATCCCGTAGTCGCGGTGCATCCAGTACTTCCAGTCGTCCCACTCGGCCTTGTTGGGCATCCAGCGGGACATGTCGGGCCACTGGCCGATCTCGGCAGGCTTGAAGTCCACGGGCCCAAGCGCCGGCTCGTAGCTCACGAAACGGACAGCGGCAGGCGTCGTTAAGAGAACCGGGATCCTCTCGTCAGCCGTCTTCTGGTCCTCGACGGAGACGCCGAGCCAGACGTTGAGGAGTGGCTCACCCCAAGCCCGGCAGAATTCGAGCATCCGTCCCGGCCGCTTGGTCAGGACGAGGAACTGATGCTGGCGGGCCTGACGCATGACCTGGAAGACGGGCGCGATGTCCTCGGTGAAGAGCAACTCCTCGTGGAAGATGTCGCTCATCGAGTTCACGAAGACCCGTCGCGGCTTCCGCCAGTGCAAGGGGTCCTTCAGGCGGTCGGTAATGAGGGCCACGTTCCCCGTCCACCGCGCAGGCAGGCTGGTGGCGAACCCGTGGTAGGGGAGACCAGGCTTGGAGAACCGCGCGGCGACCGCCTCGGCGTAGCAGTTGCGGCAGCCCTCTGAGACGCGAGTGCAGCCACGGACGGGGTTCCAGACCGCGTCCGCCCATTCGATGTTCGTGGCGGTCACGGCACCCTCCGGAACTCGATGACCTTGACCTCGGGGTTCTTGTCCCAGCCGTAGCCGCGGTCGGCGTTCAGCTTGTCCCAGCCGGACGCGAAGAGAGCGCGGGCGATGACTTCGGCGGTCCAGTTGGAGTTCTGACGATCAGTCTTGGGCAGGTAGTTGATCGGCGCGTACTTGCTGCTGATGTCGATGAGGTAGGTTCCGCGCTCGGAGACGGGGATCGTGACACCCTCGCGCTTGAATTCCTCGGTCCGGATTCCCTGAAGGCGCTCGACGCGGTGCGCCGTGACCTCGAGGACCAGGCGGCAGGCGGCGCGAGGCATGTGAATGGAAGGCTTCCAACCACTTGCTGGCTCGTCGCTGTTCTTTCTCGGGATGGGATCGCCGGAGCCGTCGCACCTGTAAACCGGACCGTGGCCGTCCGCCTTGTATAGCCACTCTCCGCTGTCCATCTCCTTGCAGAAGTTCTCGCGGACCCACAGACGGTCCCCGACCTGGAGGTTCTTCCACCGCGACACAGGCACGCGGCGGGTCACCGTCTTGATGCCCTTGAGGCAGGACAGCACGAGCGGACCACTCATGAGGATCGGCACCTCGCGGACCCCCGTTGTGGTAGTGGGCGCAGGCGTGCTCATTTGCCCCCCAGACCACGGAAGGTGTCCAGGAACTGCCGGCGGGCGGTCTCGGGCTCGAACGCCGCGTGCACGAGCGACTTCGCGGTCGGCGTGGGCCAGCGGGACGAGATGCCCCATTCCCCGATCCGGCCGCGCATGAACCGCTGGGCCTCGAGGGCGAGAGCCATGTTGTCGGCCAGCTTGATTTCCTTGGGCATCGGCCACGCGAGATCGAAGCGGTCGGCGACCGCCCGCATGATCCGCTCCTCGATCGCGTGGTAGTCGGGGAGCCAGCGCTTGAGGGGCCGGCTGATGTCGTGGATGTACGCCTCGGACGCGTCGTGCAGGAGCCCCCACTTGGACATCCCCGCGCCGCCCGAGACGATCACGGACACGATCACCGAGTGCTGGGCGACCGAGTAGAACTCGGAGGTCTGGGCCGCGAAACGGCAGACCTGCGACAGCGCGTGGGCGATGTCGAGGATGTAGATGTCCTCGGCGCGGGGCTCCATGAAGTTGAAGTCCCGCCCCGACTGCAGGCGGATGATCGGATCGACAGGTTCGACGGCGGTCACTTGGCCCCCTTGGTGCGCGTCAGATAGCAGCCGTATCCCACGCTGGAGGCGAAGTACGCGAGGTCCACGTCCTTCAGCAATTCGGCCTCGCTCTTGACGAGCAGGCACGCGCGCGCCCATTCGACCTGCTCCTTGGAGACCCTGCTTCCACTGAAAGCCCACTGGTCGTCCGGATCCCGCTTGGTTTTCGCCTTGGTTCTCATGCCCCCTCCAGAAGCGGCTTGACCAACGCCTTCGCGATGTTGACCTCGACGGCGTTGCCGATCTGCCGCGTGACCTCTTCGGTGTTGCCGGTGAAGTGGTACTTCTCGAACCCCATGGCACGTGCGAGCTCGTGGGTCTTGAACATCCGGAAGCGGATGTCGATGCCGATCTGGGTGACTACGGGTTCCACGAGCCCGAAGCGGTCCTTGCAGGTGACCGTCGGGCACGGCTCGGAGACGCTCGCGACGTTCTTCTCAGGCTCGCCGTAGAACTTGGCGATGGACGGCTCGACCAACGCGTGGCCGTTCTTGGTCGTCGCGACCTTCAGTGGGTCGTCGACAGACTGCGTACGGCCGGCCTCGCTCCCCGTGTGGTTGACCTGCACGACGACCGGAGAGGCGAGCGCGAACCGGTTGGAGCACGGTTGAGTCGGAAGCGGAGCCTCGATTGAAGTGCAGCGCCGCGCGTCGCCGCCGCCGTGCGTCGGCTGCACGATCACGGGCACCGCGAGTGCGAAGCGATCCGACCCCATGACGGTCGGAAGCGGCGCCGACACCGGCTTGCCGTTCGGAATGTTCGCCCCGCCTGGCGTGATGATGATCGGCTCGACGATGACGCGGTGGTTCCGCGCCAGCACGGTGGCCAGAGGGTCGTCCACGCCCTGCGGTCCGCCCTGGCCCGTAGGCCCGCCGGCCCCGACGATGAAGGGCTGGGTGACGCCGAATTTGGGAGATGCCGGCGCCGTGGGAAGAGGCGCGTCGACGTCGTGCGTTCGGCCCTCCTGCCCCGGGCGCTCTCCATAGAACGGAACGATGAACGCCTTGGGGTCAACGATGGCCACGCCCCTGCTCGTGGTTGTCAGCGTCGGGATCGGCTCGTCGGTCCCCCTTGGACGGTTCGTCGTGTTCTGAGGGAGGATGAACGCCTGGGCGTCCACGAGCGCCGGCGTGTGCGTCGGCATCACCGTCCGGAGCGGCTTGTCCACCGGATCCGCGCCGTTGAGGTCGAACTGACGCCCGGGAAGCATGAACGCCGCAGGCTCGCACACCCCCATGGAACCGCCCTTGGCGGTCGTGACCGTCGGCAGAGGGTTGGAGATCGGGCGGATGTGCGTGGCGCCGTTCTTGGAGTGCTCCATCTCGACGACGAACGCCTGTGGATCCACGAGCGCGACGTGGCCGCCGCCGGCGACGATGGTCGGCACTGGCTGGCTTACTGGCTTCGCGACGTTGTTGTTGTTCAGGATGGCCATGAACGCCTCGGCCGTGCCGTTCGCGAGGCTGATCTCGACCGGCGCGCCATGGGCCTTGCCCCCCATGTAGGCGTCGAGGGCCGATACGAAGAGCGGCGCGAGCGGCCCGCCGTAGCGGAGGAGGCCCGCGCGGATCCGCATGAGGGTCGTCTGGGCCAGCGACTTCTTGCGGGTGAAGATGGACTGGCCTTCGATGGACCAGTCGATGATCTCTCTAGCCGCGCGCCACGGCTTGAGGTCCCGGAAGATCCCGCCATCCTTGAGCGCGTCCCTCGAGTGCGTCTGGGACGGCCAGCGGATTGCGCGCGTCCCCTTGCGGGCGAGGATGAAGAGGCGACGGCGGGAGGTGGCCGCCCCGTAGTCGGCCGCGTTCAGCACCCGGTACTCGACCCGGTAGTTCATGGCCTCGAGGGCCTGGACGAACGCGAAGAAGATCGAGCCCTTCTTGGACTTCAGCGGCCGGTTGTCCTCCCCGAGCGGCCCCCAGCCCCTGAATTCCGGCACGTTCTCGATCAGCACGTTCCGGACGTGCAGCTTCTCGCACCACTCGAGGACCCGCCAGGCGCTGGCGCGCTTCTGGTCGTTGATCGGCTTGCCGCCGCGGGCGGTCGAGTGCCAGATGCACTCGGGTGAGGCGACGAGGAGGTCGAGCTTCCCCCCCGGCACGACCAGCCGCGGGTCGACGGCCTCGACGTTCGCGCACATGTGGCGCGCCCACGGGTGGTTCTTGGTGTGCGTCGCGATCGCGGTCTGCCAGTGGTTGATGGCCAGAAGCTCGACCGCGACGTCGAGCTCGCGGCACGCAAGCGCCACGCCGGTGGACGTCCCTCCGGCCCCGCAGAAGAGGTCGGCGACTTGAAGCTTGCGGGCGGCACCCATTACGCGATCTCCTCCGATGATCCGGTCTCTTCGAAAACGATCTCGTTCGTCTCGGCGTGCTGGAGCGCCGACTGGACGTTGAGCTTGGCCTGACGGAAGTAGGTGGGCTTGAGCTCGACTCCGACGCCGCGGCGGCCCAGGCGCAGCGCGCCGTACACTTCGCTGCCTACGCCCATGAACGGCGTGAGCACTGTCTCCCCAGGATTCGACCACAGGATCACACAGCGCTCGATGACGTCGAGCTGCAGCGGGCAGACGTGCTTCTCCTCGTCCTTGTCCTTCGCCGCGCGGTACGGAAGGACGCGGCCGGACCGGACGTCGTCCCAGAAGCTCGAGGCGTACTGCTGCCAGATCCAGTGGGACAGCTTGTTGGTCTTGGGCTCAGACCAGTTGCGGTACTTCTTCTCGAGCTCCGGAGGCACCTGCTGGGATCCCGCGTAGGCCGAAAGGCCTTGGGGATGCGCGATTGGGGTGGGGTTCGTCCCCTCGCGCCTGAACGCCAGAACGTAGTCCGCCCCCGCCCCGTGGCAGAAGCTGGAGTCCTTGACGATCTGCCGGTGGGTGAGCCCCAGGGCGCGCGTCCGGAGTGCGACCCGCAGCGGTTCCTTCCAGATCGCGTGGCGGTCGTGGTACTTCCAGCCGAGGCGCTCGTGGAGGCGGATGATGTCGCCCGGGAAGTCGCGCATCCACCCGATCTCGCGCTTGAGGTCCATGCAGTGGACGACCGTGATGCGCCCGGGCACCGTCACGCGCGCGATCTCCCGCACGACGAACTCGTAGTGCGCGAGGAACTCGTCGTAGTTCCTGCAGTTCGACAGGTCGCGGTCGTTGGACGAGTAGCTGTAGAGGTCCGCGAACGGCGGCGAATACACGGAGAGGTGGATCGACTCCGGCTTGAGGCCGGAGAGGACCTCCACCGCGTCGCCGTTGTAGATGGCGTAGCGGTCCGTGATCTCGTTCTGGATCAGAGCCACGACGGGACCTCCACGCGGGCTTCGGAGTGCTGATGGCGGCGCATCTCGAGGGCCGACCCCATGTGTTGGACCAGGCGGTCGAACATGAGTTCCGCCGCGGCCGCCTTGCGTTGCAGGTTCTTGAGGACGCCCATCTCGCCCTCGGTGGTGACGACGTCGACGTGCACGGCCTTCTTCTGGCCAAAGCGCCAGCAGCGGCGGACCCCCTGATAGAACTGCTCGAATGAATGCGACGGGAAGAACGTCATGCGCGAGCAGTGCTGCCAGTTGAGGCCGAAGGCCCCGATGCGCGGCTTTGTGATGAGCACCCTGAAGTCGCCGTTCGAGAACCCAAGGAAGGCGGCTTCCTTGTCGTCGTCCGTCTCGCCCCCGTGGACTTGGCGCGCGCCCTTGATCAGCTCCTCGAGGCGATCGCCTTCGTCGTTGAGGTGGCACCACACGACCGCCGGTTCCTTGCCGGACACCAACTCCGCGACCTTCCTGCACCGCTCCTCGAGCGTGGCCCGGCGCTCGTCGCGCTGCTCGGCAAGCGTCGTGGCCGGCCGATTCCACAGCTCGCCGCACTCGCGCCCCGCCTTCACGATGTGCTCCGTCGTCTCGAGCGGCGGAAGGACGAACGCCCCGTCGTCGAACCCGAGGTCGGACGGGCGCCGGATCGCGCGCGCCCACGAACAGACCCACCGCCAGAACGATTCCTCGGCGTGCGGCTTGAGCGCGAACTTCTGGCTGTTCCAGAAGTCGCCGTACTTGTCGGCCGCGTGGAGCGTGTCCTGGAGGCTCCTGAAGAACGTGCCGAGCATGTCCATCCGGCCCATCTCACCGAGGGCCTCGGAGGACGTGCCGAGCTCGACGTAGTCGTTTGGAGCCGCCGTCGCGGTGCAGAGCAGGCGGTACGGGATCTTGAGCATGAACTGGGTGACCGCCCGCTGGCGCTTGCCGGTGAAGTGCTTGATGGCGCTCGACTCGTCGAGAACGACGCCCGCGAAGTCGTCGGGGTTGAAGAGGTGGAGCTTCTCGTAGTTCGTGACGACGACGGATTCCGAAAGCTCACGCCCCGCGCGGATCCCGAACTTCGCCGCCTCGCGGAGCGTCTGAGCCGACACCGCCAGCGGGGTAATGATGAGGACGCGGCCGCCGGTCTTCCGCACAACGTTCTCGGCGTACACCAACTGCATGGGCGTCTTCCCCATGCCGCAGTCGGCGAAGATCGCGGCCTTGCCGCGACGGATCGCCCAGTCAACAAGCGTGCGCTGGAAGTCGAAAAGGAACCCTGGAGTCCACAGCGGGACGAATCCGCTGTCACCCCTCAGCTGTGACTTGCGATCAAGAAAATCCGCGTACGCCGCCACTCTCTCCACGCTGCCCCCTGATGCGTCGATCCAGAACCGAACACGCCCTTTACTTCTCGGACTCGATCGGCCCCGGCCACCAAGTCATCGCCGTCGACCCCATGACCGTGCATTCCCGCTGCTCGCCGTTCCGGACCAGGCCGGCGGCCCTCAGCTCAGGCAGGCGACGGGACGGCACGTGGCGCTCGAAGCCGATGGATTCCGCGATCTCGGCTGCCGTTTGCCCCCCGTGCCTCTGCACTTCCTCCAGACAGGCGCGCCGCTGCCTGGACGCGCGCCCCGACCGCTCGACGGCGCCAGCGGCCTTTAAGCTCGTCGCGGGATCCGTGGCGCGCGCGGCCGCCTTGGGAGGGCAGGCGTGCAGCTCGCCGACGAAGACAGGATCGGCGCACCGGACACACGTTCCGGTCCTGCGCCGCTCCGTCGTCTGGCTGCCGCCGTCTTTGAACAGGTCCACGTTCGCCCCTCTACCTCCAATTAGTCGGGAGCCGCGCCCTACTCGCGGCCCCGCGTTTCCCCCTGACCGATCTCCAAGGCCCCCGATCCCTCCAAGGCCATCCGGCCGTCACGCGGGGAACTCAGCCTCCAGCACCGTGCGCACGGCGAGGATTTCGCCGCCAAGTCCCCCGCGGGACGGCCATGCGTCGTCAACCGCCCCGCTTTTCTGTCGATCCGTGGTTGGGCTACTTCATTCGCACCCCCCCTCCATCGGAACTATCCGATTCGCCTCTGAGAAAGCTGGTTGTCGGCTGACGGCGTCGCGCCGGTGGGCGTCCGCCCCGTGCCGCTGCAGATCACGCACGCGTGGTTGCCCCCACACCCGGGCTGGCAATCGGCGTCGCAGCCGTGGAAGCCGATGCCCTGGCAGGCGTCGCAGGTGTCGGGTGACTGGTCGGCCGCTGCCGACGCGCCCCGATAGCTCAGGAGGTAGGTTCTTGGTTCACGCACGCCGCACCCCCTTGGCCGCGCCGTCGAAGAACTCCGAGACCAGCGTCACGACGATCACGAGGGCGATGACGAAGACCGCCACCGGCCAGAGGAAGAGGATGGCGATGTCGAGAATGCGGGAGGTCATGCTCACGAGCGCACCTCCGCATTCCTGATTGCCTCGAGGCCGGTCCCGACCAGCCTGAAACCCCACGGGTCGTCCTTCGCCCAGTGCCGCCTGAACTCCTCGAGGGTTTCGCCGGGGAACCGGTAGGAGAAGAAGGACACCTTCGACTGCGCGGCGATGATCCTCCGGATCGCCGTGACCAGGCGGCGGTTTGCGTCCTTCAGATCCTGAGCCTCGAGTCGGTGAGGACACCCCCGCCTGAGGAGCTTTTGGACCCGAAGGGTGGGCAGGGCCTGCACGAACCGGTCGATGCGGGCCCGAGAAGTGGTATGGGGACCGCCCGCCTGGGTGCTGATCGGGGCCCCGCACGGGTCCGACCCAGACGGACGGTCTTTGAGCGCGCTTGGAGAGAGTGTGGAAGGCTGGTCTACTTCCGGACGAGGACGACTACCGTGCCCCTGATCCGCCACGGCCGGCCTTTCCGGCCGACCACCTCGTCACTTCCAGCATATGGGCCGTGAGGGACTTGAACCCCCGACCTTCTGCGTGTCGAGCAGACGCTCTACAAAACTCGGAAGCGTCCGGAAGTGAGAAGCAGCCGACCTTGGAAGAAACGAACCCCGTGTCGCGTGCCGTTCCCGTTAGAGGCGCTGGTGTAGTGAGCATCAGAACCTGGAAGGGAAGCGGCGCGCGTCGCGAGGTTCGAAGGTTTCAATCTGATGCTCACTGGGGTTAAGACGTACCACACGATCAGAACGTTTCAAAGAGAATTATTTTTCGAACGGCGCGATTACCGTCCGACTTCCGAACATTCCAAATCGTCCATATAGAGTAAGGGGTCCAGGTGCGATGTAGGGTGCGAGTTTTTTTCCGAATTCCGGCCGCAGAACAGTCCAGGCGTCGAACTAGGGGCCGCTGAATCGGGGCCCCGCGCTTCTTTGAGCGGAAGCCGCGGGGTGCGACGTGTAGGGCGACGTCGGTGAGAGGGGGCCAGAGCATCCCGCGCCTTGGAGGCGCGGCGTGGATCAGGGGCCCCGATTGCACTCTGCACCAGCGCCTGCGCCTGCCAGCGTCCATCATCGGACGGACGAGTGGTTCACCTTCCTCCTGAACCACGGCCGCACCGAGATCACCAAGTGGACGTACGAGAACAACCTCAGGTGGTTCGGCGAGTGGCTCGTGGCGCGCGAGATCCCGTGGGAGGCCGTCACCAAGGATACGATCGAGAACTGGATCTCCGACATGCGGGCGGCCGGCCGCCACCCCAAGTCCATCCGCTCGCGCGTCTCGACCGTCTGCTGCTACTTCGCCTGGCTGGCGGCGTACGACCACATCGGCAAGAACCCCCTTGCTGGCCTGCCGGCGGTGCGGGTCCCCAAGTCGCTGCCACTCGTGCACTCGAAGTCGGTCGTCGACCAGCTGCTCGAGGCGGCGATCACCATCCGTGAGAAGGTCGTCCTCGAGGTGCTGTACGCGGCGGGCACGCGCCGTCAGGGCCTCCTCGACATCAAGATCGAGGACGTCGACCTGAGGGGCCGCACGATCCGGATCCACCACAAGGGTGGGAAGGAGCGGCTGGTCGTGATCGGTCCCCACGCGGTGCTGGCGATCCTCCGGTGGCTCCCGCAGCGCGCGGCCATCGCGCGGAACTTCCCCAAGGACGAGGGCTGGCTCTTTGTCGGCCGCCAGGGGAAGCTCAGCGGCCAGCGGATCCTCGACATCGTCCACGTGGTCGCGAAGCGCGCGGGTATCCCGCGGGCCCACTGCCACTCGCTCCGGCACAGCTGCGCGACCCACATGCATGACGGCGGCGCCGACCTCAAGACGATCCAGGAGCAGCTCGGCCACGACAACCTGAACACGACCCAGAAGTACCTGCACCTGTCCGTCGAGCAGCGGAAGGAGATTTACGACCGGACGCACCCGAGGGGTGGGCCTATTCCGCCACATGGGGAAACGGCTGAATAATATGGGGACGACTCGCTTGACTCCGATGGGTCAGGTGACCTGAAATATACGTACGAGGGGGGAGTGAGATTGGGACGCAAGCCTGGAGACGAAAGGGAAACAGACCATGGTGTATCCGATGGGCCCCAAGCCGAACGGCTTCGAGTTCGGTGAGTGGGCGACCGCGCAGGGATTTCCGGTCAAACTGAAGAGCTCGGCCCACGAACCGACCGTGCTGTATTACGAGCACGTCTTTCCAGACGGCGCAATCAGCCGCGTGACGCTACCGCCGGACGGTTTCCTCCCCGAGGCGCTCCTGTCGTGGGAGGAAGTGCGCTTCCTTTGCGATCGCCTGGGGATTCCGCGCTCGGTGTTCGCGTTGACCGTGGAGTAGGAATCACGCGCACGCGATGTTGAGCTGGCGAGGCGAGACGCAGTCCGGCGGCTGGCGCTTCGATTCGATCAGCCGCATGAAGGCCTCGGGCACCCAGTGCGGCACGTAGTCATCCCAGTTCCGCACCTTGATCCCCTCGGGATTCCGGCTGACCCGCTCCCATTCGTTGACGATGTACTGGGGTGGGTCCACGAATCTCGGCCGCTCGTTGTGCTCCAGCGCCACCAAGACCGTGCCGTAGAACACGTGGCCGAAGGCGGTCGGGAGGTCTTCAAAGCGCTTCGCCTGGGTGACCATGTCGAAATCGACGCAACGTGCAACCCAGCAGTCGGCGTCGGTGTCGTGGTGTACGAGTAGTCGCAGGGTTCGGGGGACCGCGATCAAAGGTCCTCCTTGGTCGTGTGCCCCGGATTCTGACAATGTGCCGGGGCGGTTGTCAACATCCCACCATGGGAACGTCGGCCTAATCGCGGGGTTTCTTGAGCGTCCCCGGCCCTACGCGCCGAGGGCCTGGGCCTTCCACCCGTTGACCACGGGCGCCCAGCAGCAGCGCCGGCAGTGGTCCATCTTGTCGACCCCCCCGCCCTTGAACTTGCAGCGGCCGAGCACGACGCGGCGGCCGCACGCGGGGCACTTCCCGATCTGGTGGCTGGTCTTCGTCGTCTTCTTGGGCGTCTTCATTTCAATTCCCCCCGCGACTTGAGGACTTCCTCGAGGAGCTGCGCGATCATGAGCGACGTGCTCCACTTCCGCTCGGCCGCCAGGCGCGCGATCGCGTCGGCGATGGCGGGCGAGATGGATGTCGGGAGAGTGTCCTTGGCCCCGAGGAACTGAACACGGTCGGCCGTGACCGTCAGCCCCGCGCTGGTCGACTTGAGCGACCCCACCACGAGGACGCAGCGGCCGCGCTTCAGGAACTGGGCGCAGAGTTCCGCCAGCCGACGCCAGACCTCGACCGTGACGACGGACCGGGTGACCGTCCCTTCCGGCTTGGCCGTGTCCTTCACCTGCCGATTTACCGCCAGCCGCAGCTTCAGGAAGGGGATCCCGCCCGGGTTCGTGTACACCAGCTTGGGGTTGCTCCGGAGCCGCCCCACCACAATCGCCATTGAGTAATCGTTCACCGTCTCGCCTCCTATTGGGTTGCCTTGATCTCGTGTCGACCCCCGAAGGGGCGAGGGGCTCAGGCGAGCCCCTGCTCCTTCAGGATTTCGCGGATTCGGATCGGTGTCCGGTCGCTCAGGATCGCCCCGTGCTGCATGCGCTTCAGGGGCTCGTCGGGCATCAGCTCCCGAACGTGGAGAAAGCCGGAGTCGAGGAGCATGGTCAGCTCGACCGTCGACCGGATCTGGGCCGCGTCGTACTTCACGTAGCAGGGCTTGTAGATCGCCGGGTGTTCCCCGCCCTTGAACGTGCAGCTCAGGTCCGCCGTCTCGTCCTTCTGGAGCGACGTCAGGTGGACTAGAGCGATTTCCGCCGCGTTCTTTTGGGGATCGCTGATGATGATCATCAGGTGCGACGTGATCCGTCCGCTGTACTGCTGGGGAAAGAACGTGGTCCCCATTCCCATCCGCCACATCTCGCGCTTGTCGTGTCTCATGCACTTGAGACTGCGGGGATGTCTGATTGTTACAGGATAATCCCGAATAATTACGAGTTGCTGGAATCGGAATCTGGCGGCGATTTATCTGTAACAATTCGCTGGCAGGGCTGTCATAAGACTAAGGAGACCAGACGACTTTTCGGGCCCCGGGTATGGGGCTGGTTTTGCAGACGCGTGCAATCCGGTGACGATTTCTTCGGAGATTCGCCCGAGGTTGTACATTAGGAGAACTGGAGAGGGGGCTGCCGTTCAGGGAGGTGGCCCGTGTCCGAGACGAAGAAGCCGAAGATCAACGTTCCGGCTGCCCTTTCGATCTTCCAAGAGCCCATCGACGACCTGAAGGCGGGGGACAAGCTCAATGCCCTGATCAGGCAGCACGTCTTCAGCTACAAGGTGAAGCCCGCCATCGACACTTCCAGCCAGGCGGAGACCCTCCAGCACGCGCTGGACATGGCCGGCGGGTTAGGCGACCTGCCCCGCTTTACAGACTCCCCAAGCGGCGGGATGCAGCTCTTCGGAGAGCTCCAAAGCCAAGGCCGGAAGGTGACGCTCCAGTTCAGCGGCAAGCGTTGGTCTTGCTGGATCCTGTCCGAGCCCCTCTCGATGAAGCCGGATGCCGACGCGTCGTCGATGCTGGTCGCCCTCGGGCGCGCGGCCCTCAAGGCCGCCATCGGCCACGAGGTCTACGAGATCCCCGCCTCACGTACGCGCGAGTGGAAGGCGTGGATGCGGGAGGAGATCGGGAAGGTTCGGGATAACCCGCCATCGACGAAGGTCCGCACTCGCAAGGCAGCGGCCGTTAAGAGTCACGTTGAGAAACTGAAAAAGGTCCAGAGCGAACACGCGCGCGCCCTGAAGCTGGAGGAATGATGCAGCAGGACAGCGGGATCCCCGGTGGGCGACGCCTAGCCGTGCAGCTCCACAACAGGAAGCATCCGCCTCCTGTTGGCGCCATCATCGTCGCCTGTTTTGTCGTTCTTGCGATAGGTATTGGGGCCTGGATGTGGAAGGGTGATCATGACCGTCGAGAGAAGGCCGAAGCCGACCGGAAGTACGAACAAGACATGAAGCGGGATCTAGAGCTGCGGTATGAGATCGAGAAAGAGAAGGGGAACCGCGAACGAGGATCTCGCTAACCGGCAATCGCTAGGACCCCATCACGGGTGGCTTGGGCAGTTCGGATTGTGGAGCAGGGTCGGGGGCGGCGGGGCCTCGACCATGATGCACAGGCATCGCGGCGGCTTCGGGACGTGCTGGTCGTCGGTCATGACGCACGAAGGGTGCCGGACGACCACGTGCGCGTGATCCCCCGTGTGGATCGTGCACCAGGTGCAAAGCGTGCAAGTCTGGCCCATTTCAATTCCCCCTAACTGCTTGGATGATCTGAAGGATGACGCCGAAGAGGCCGAGGACCAGGCCGGTGATGGCCGTGATTAGAAGCGGCAGGCTCTGGATCTTCGCGACCCTCACGTTGGTTCTACTTCCACTCTGGACCGGCGGCGTTTCACGGACCTGCATGGGGGGCGGGGTCTTCGACCCATCGATGTAGCCCTCCATCTTCGACACGCGCTGGCCGAGATCTCCGATCGCCTTGAAGGCGTGGTCCTGCCGCTTCCGAATCTCCCTCCCCTGCTGCCTGAGCTCACGGCCGATATCGCGAAGCCCGTCCTTGATTTCGGCGAGGAGGGGGTCAACTTCTTCGTGTTCAACCACCCGCGCCCTCCGGTTTGCCCCTCAACTCTCGGAGCTCCCGGTTCAACTGCCTGATCTGATCGCGCACCTCGGTCAGACCGCGGGTTCGCTCCGTCTCCAGCCGTTTCACCTTGAAGCTGGCCGCGGCCCCTTCCACGGCACGCTTCAGGCTCCAGTGGTCGTCGACATCCCCCTTTGTAAGCACGTCGAAAACGCCCAGGTCCAACAACCGTTGCCGGATCCGGTCGTCGACGTAGCCCGAGTACGCAATGATCGGCGCCGCGAACATCTCCTGTAGGTAGCGGATCGTCCGCTCCCACGGGTGCTTCGGCCCGAGGTCGAGGTCGACGACAATCGCCTCGTGGCCGTTCGAGTCCATCAGATCCTTGGCCCCGTCGGGGGTGGCTGAGACGTCGACACGCCACTCCGGATACCGGAGCTGCATGAGACGCTGCTGGTCGGCGTCGTCCTCGACGTACATGATCTTCAAGTCCCGCCTTCCGCCTTTCTTGCCCGTTTGCCGATGATTCCTGTGCTCACGCGGGGCCCGAGTAGCCGTCGTGTGGATGCCCGTCCTCCGGCGGCGAAAGGGCCTCGCCCTACTACGGAACCCGCGCTCCCATCCGGAACGTGTCCACGCGGATGTCCCTCGAGGTCGTGCCGGCTTCCTTCTCGATCTTGATGCCGCGACCGAAGACGCGGCCGGCGCCCGTCGGGATGTTGGTCGTCTCGGTTCCAATCGACACGCCGTCCACGAAGTACTCGGCCGTCGTGCCGTCGCACCGGACGGACAAGACGTGCCAGCCGGTCGCGACCGGGACGGAAGACGCATTCTGGGTGTGCGTGCTGTTCGATGACGCTCCGCGGATCCAGTTCGCGCTCACGTCTCGGTCGTAGTGGAGGTACACGCCGTCGACCGGATCCCCCGCCCCAGCGTGATCAATGAACCCCGCCCAGAGCTCGTAGTCCTGTGACCCATCAGCCAGGGTCGGAATGTTGACGAGCCACGAGCACCAGAACTCCTGGTCGGATCCGAAGAGCCCTGGCGTGAAGTCGCCCTGGAGCGTCGCCCGCCCCGTGCTGTCGGTGCCGGTGACGAGCTGCACCACGCCGTAGTGTCCCGGCATCTCGACCTGGAAGTTCACCCCGGCGCCTGCCCCGGAGACGGTGGTCGCCCAGTCGAGGACGAATCGCCCCGCGGCCGTGCCGTCGAGCGGATCCGAGATCTCCCACTCGTCGGCGTGCGTCCAGACCTTCGCCTGCTTCACCGAGTCGGGCTTGAGCGCGGCGGTGATCCGCGGGGTTGGGTCGTCGTAGCCGAACAGGACCTCGTCGTCCGGGTCGTCGTCGAGGATGTTGCCGACCGCGTCCTGCGCCTGCTCGTCGGTGTAGCTCGCCACGGCCGTGAACTGCGTGAAGGTCAGCCCCGTCGAGCCGAGCGTGATCGCGTCGTTCGTGATCAGCACCCAGCCCGTGTCACCGTTGGCCGTCCCCTCGGACACGAACGTGAACATCCCCGCCGTCACCTCGGCCGAGACATCGGCATCGGTGGACCGAGACCAGGCCCCGGCGGCCGCCACGTAGATGCCGTTCTCAGACGGTGTCGACTGATTCTTCACCAGGACGCGATCGCCGGCGATGACAGACACGCCGTCGATCGTCTGGGGTGCGGATAGCGTGATGTTCCCCGTCGTGGCGGCCCGCACAGAGGCCTTGAGGTCCAGCCCCGCGGCCACGGCGTCGACGTACGACGTGGTGGCCACGCTGGCTCCGTCGCTCAGGTCCGCGACGGCGAGCTGCTCGATCGAGGCCTTCGAGATGTGGCGGCCCTCGACCAGCCCCGTCGAGGTTGCGCGGATCAGGCCGTCGATCGTGCGCAGGACTCTGTCCGCGACCGGGGTCCCGTCCTGGTCGTCGAGCTGGACGTCCTTGAACCGGTTGAGGAGCGTGAAGACGTTCGCCTGCTCCTGCAGCGCGAACTTCCGGACGGTCGCCCCACGCTTCTCGAACCATCCGTCGTCGTGAGGGTACAACCTCGCCCACCCGGAGGCCGAGCGAGACAGATGCTCGTCGTTCAGCTCCCAGTGGGCGCCGAAGCCGCGATGTCCCTCGCGCGCTCCCGAGAAGTACTGGTCGAGCACTTAGGCGACCCTCCTGGACTTCGTGCGGCTGCTCGCCGCCGGCGCGTAGGAGTGCTGGAGGTTTCCGACGACACGGAAGGTTTCGGCCGACGAGTCGTCGGACCGGCGCATGAACCGGTAGTGGATCCGGCCGCCGCCGCCATTCGAGCGCAGGCGCACGGGCGGGATCTCGAAGACCATCTTCTTCACTTGGTCCACGCTCGAGGGGTTGTCCCCCGGAGTCAGCGTCTTCGTCATCTCGATCCAGGTATCGCCGGCGACCTCTCCAGGGCCACTGACCACTTTGTAGAAAAGCCGGAAGTCCATCTGATCGCCGCCGGCGATGTTCACGGGGAGCTGGTATGGCACCTCGACGAAGAACCGCATGTCGGTGTAGGTCGAGGGAATGACCGCTGTGTCGAAGGCCACGGTCAGCTTTCCGGACTTGAACTCGTAGACCGCCCCGGCCTTGCCGATCACGACGCTGGGCGGGACCCACTCCCCTGCGTCCGCGGATCCCCCCGTGTGCGCCGGCGGGAGGACGCCCGAGGTCGAATAACTCGGGGTGATCGTGTCGTAGTGCGGCTGCACCTCGCACATCGGAGGCGTGCCTGTCGGGCGCGGGATGTAGACGACGGGCCGCAGGCCGTCCGGCGCCTCCGGCGTGGGAAGCCTCGGCTGATCGTTCGACTGGTCCTCGGCGGGAACGTACTGCGGTCCGCGCGGGGAAGGAGGTCCGAGCCAGAAGTGGCCGTAGTAGGGATCATCCGAACGCACGGGGTTCGAGTCTTCGATGGCCAAGTGGGCCGCCCTGCCACCGATGTCGAACCAGACGTTGCCCCGCAGGGCCGCCATCCGGACCTTGACCATGCAGTCGGAGTCCTTGCCGCCGGACTTCCGGATCGGCTGGGACCCGTTCTGCATCGTGCCGGCGACCGTCTCGTGGACCGGCTTGTTCTCGCGGCCCGCGACGGTCTCGCCCCCGGGCCGGTACGCGGATCCGGTCGGTCCGCCGGCGGGACGGTAGGCGCTGCCGGTGACGCCCCCCGCGGGCCTATACGCGCTCCCGGTGTGGGTCGCGACGTCCTGGAACTTGGGCGACGGCGGCGGCGACTCGGGGACCGGCATGAGTCCAAAGAGCTGGTGGAACTGACCGACCTCGAGGCCGTCCGTAAGGTAGCCGCCGTTCTGGGCGATGTTGTTCGCGACGACCGCGCGGATCCGCTTCCGGCTCCCCGTCTCGACGTCCGTGA